GAGCAACACTTACGAAGCCGCAGCCAACGCATACACCAGTGAGCATTCTTGGCAGCTTGACTTCGGACGTGGACATCAGGCTCTGTACATCTACAAGGGTCTGACTATCGGAACCATCAAGAAGGATGCCGATGGTGCTCTGAACTACAGCGTTACCATCACCGCTCTTGTATACACCACTGGCGAAGGCACTCAGGCTTCTCCGTACGTTGACCACATGTACAAGATTGTTGGACGCTCTTAATAGAGAAGGAGGCTGACTATGGGTAAGACAACCGTAAAAGCTATTGCCCTTGGCTATCGCGCAGTCGCTGGAACAGGTGACTATACGCCACTGATGGGTGTCCTCAAAGGACTGGCCATCGGCCAAGACGAGCCAGACTCCACAGAAATCGAGGCGGAGTTCTATGACTCTCCGTTCGACATCTTCTATGACGGCAATCCCGTCACGATGACGTTCGAACTGGCCAATTATGACCTCGATGAACTTCCTGACCTGTTCGGCGGTGAGATTGACACCAACGACGACTACGAGGGCGAGGTCAAGGCTCACACAAGCGAGTGGGAGTGGAAACTCGATTTCGGACGCGGACATGCATCTCTCATCATCGCACGCGGCCTTACCATCGGTACGTTAAAGAAGGACGCAGACGGTGCATTGAACTTCAGTGTAACCATCACGTCACTCATCTACAGCGATGGTACTAACGACCACATGTACAAGATTGTCGGTGCTGCTCCTACTCAGCAGGCAGCTCCTGCCTCTGGAGATGAAGGCGGTACTGGAACAGGTGAAGGCTAGTCCTTATGATAGGTAAAACATTGTTTTCGTGAACGTGGGGGAGCGTTTAGGGCAAAACAAATCCCTACTCGCTCCCTTTTAGTTTTCACGAAACATCTTACAAAAAAAAACCACGTAACACGAAACAAAAATGAATAAGCAAAAAGTAGCCAAACAAGAGAATCAAGAAATGTCAGACTTTCCTATAGACATCAAGAGGGATATTGTCGATATCATTAACGACACTCCTTCGCTTGTAAGACTCGGCGAAAAGGAATACATGGTCAAGAATATGCGCTATTATTCCCTGTACCGCATCTGCAGGCTCGTCATTGATATGAGGGAAGGAGACAAGGATTTGAACGAAGACAGCAAGCTTTTGATGGCCCTGTGCACGGATTTGGACGCCATGTGTGAGATTATGGCAGTCGTACTGTGCAACCACCTGTTCACTCCTGACGATATCCACGGATTCGAAGACGTCGACTCTGTCATGTCAAGGAACGACAAGCTGGTACAGGTGATGAAGGCAAAGGTTATGAACAGCACGTTCGACACAAACCAGTGGGCGGCTATCATCCTCGGAGCAATAAAGTCAATTGACTTGAGCGGTTTTTTTTTACTCAGAAAATCGGTGAGTACGCTTACGGATTCACTTCTGATGCGGAAGAAGAAATCGGAGGAGACAGCATCACTGTTTATGGAAGCACAGTCATTGCGGACGCCTCAGACTTCCTCAGAGCCTTCACCCAGTACAGACTAGATGACTACCTGTACCGACTGAGTATCGCACAGATTCAGTTCATGGCTGTCGATAACACGCACACCAAGTACCTCAAGGGAGCCGACAAGAAGGCTTGGGAGACATACAAGGATGCATACAAGGCCGCAAAAACACTTGATAATTTCTTGGGAGGCTTCAAAGCACCAGTGGACCTCAAGGAAGGTGAGGAATATGAAATTCCCGTCCGAAAGAATCCACAAAATAACAAGAAGAATAACAAATAAAACAATATACAGCTATGCCAGACCCCACAGTAGTAGTAGCCCGTCTTGACAATAAAGAGTTGAAGGAATCAATCAACCAAATGGTTATTGACTTCGAAAACGGGCTGAATCGGATGAAGCAATCGGCAGATACAGCCGTTGCAGACCTTCAGAAGACGTTGAAGAAACTTAGCGATACAAAGGTAGACTCCAGCGGTTCAGCCGACGGAGGAAGCTCTAGACGCAAGAAATCCAACGACGAGGAAACGCAGTCAATCAAGAGCAAGACTGCTGCTGCCAAGGAGTTTACAGCTACACTTGACCAGCAGGCTCAGGCCGTGCAGAAGGCTATGGGTGGCTCAAGAAATGCTGACATTATTCAAACAATGCAGACACAACTTGAGTTAATGTTATCTCGCTTACGAGAGGCTCGTAGCCAATATTCTTCTTTTATAGAACTTGCTGCTCATGCAACCACTACTGGTGACAAGGGTCTCTTTCAGTTTGCCACAGAAAACGTTCATCGATACGAACAAGAAGTCCGTAATCTTATTCCACAAATAAGGGGGTTGAGAAACGGTATTACCCAAATGGGTGATGTTCTTGCTCCTCAGGGACATGCTTTTGAAAACTATGTAAAAAGCCTTATGCAAGCAAACCCAGAACTTGCCCTTATGAACAAGTTGTTTAAGACTGGGAATTGGGTATGGAGTGAGAGAAATGCTGTTTTAACCCAAGCTACAGCTAATACGCAAAAGAATACGGCAGAAATAGAGAAACAAACTGCTGCTGAACAAAAGTATTCTGAGGCTGTACAAAATGCAGCACAAGCACTTAGGTCTCAGTTTAATACTGGAAAAGCATCTTATATTGATGTAGGCGGAAAGGCAATATATGCTGACGAAAGCAAAGCTTCTATAGAGTACCAAATTAACCAACTTGTAAAAGAACGAGGGAAAGATTTTAACCTTCAACATGCAGTAGCACAAGCTATAGAACAGGATGAAAATCGCATAAGCGAAAATCTTCGTAAGCAAGTTGATGCTGAAAAACAAATAAATGAAGAAAAAACCAAAAGAGTAAAAACTTTTACTGTTGAGCTAGAATCTCTGAATACACTTAACGAAAAAGCAAAAAAGTTAAGGAGTATGCTTGCTGATATGACAAACACACAGTTGAGAGACCCAAAAAACGGTGGAGCACTTTCAAGAAGATTGAGAGAGATTGAAGCACAAATAAAAAAAGTAAAACAAGAAATAGACCGCCCAACAAAAGAAGAAGTTTTTGGAATTAAACCAAAGACGCTTGACGACATGGCAAACAAGCTTCGAATGCTTCAGTCATATAAGATGGGCATAAACCTAAACGCACCGCAAGCAGCAAACGAAATAAAACAGGTAGACGATGCTATCAACCGTCTAAAGAAGGACATGGATAAATACATGTCAACAGGACGTGAGGTAAATTCTATGAACAATGCTCTTGCTCGTTCATTCAACTACATGAAGAATCGTCTGGCATTCTACTTTACTGTCGGTGCTTCTACACAGTTTGTAAAGAACCTGATTGATATCAGGTCTCAGTACGAGATGAACGAGCGTGCGCTTGGTATTCTTATCAATAGCGCAGAAAGAGGCTCTCAGATTTTCAAAGAGTTATCTAACATGGCTCTTGTGTCTCCATATACGCTTATCGAGCTGTCTACAGCAGCTAAACAACTTGTTGCTTACGATATTGCTGCAAGGGATGTGGTTGACACAACACGTCGTTTGGCTGACATGACTGCTGCTGTTGGTATTCCTATTGAGCGTCTTACATACGCTCTGGGACAAATAAAAGCATACGGGTATCTTAACGCACGCGATGCACGTATGTTCTCAAACGCAGGTATTCCTTTGGTCAAGGAGCTTGCAGACTATTATTCTCAGCTTGAAGGAAGAATGGTAAGTGTGGCAGATGTTTACGACAGGATTAAGAAAAAAGCTATTGACTATAATTCTGTCATGAATGTCATATCAAAAATGACCGACGAGGGCGGTAGGTTTTTTGACTTCCAAGCAAAGATGGCAGACACGTTAAAAGTAAAACTTGCCAATCTTACTCTTGCATGGAACAACATGCTTAACGATATAGGAAAAAGCGAACAGGGATTGTTAACTTGGACTATAGGAGCATTAAAAGAGGTTTTTCTTCAGTGGAAAAACATTAATAGAGTTGTTGAAGATTTGATAATAATTTTTGGAGTTTTAAAATCTGTTCAGCTTGTTTACTACGGTGTTATGCTAGGAACCAGCAAAGCTATAACCGCACAAGCTGTACTTGGTAAAAAATTAACGTCAATTCTTAAAACACTTGGTGGTACAATGAACCAAGTTCTTACATCTGGAGCAACTTGGTGGGGTCTTCTTGGTGCTGCTGCAATTGGTGCTGCAATATCAATTGTGCGCGGAAATGAAGCAATGAAAGAATTTAATAAATCTATAAGAGAAGACGCAAAAAACACATACAATGATGTTACAAAATTCTTAGAACAATATAAAGAGCTAAAAAACAGCTTATATGATGTAGAAAAAAAGACAAGGTTTGTTCCTTATTCAGATGGATATGAAAAAGAAGAATCTTACGATGTTCTTGTTGGAAAAGACATAAAAAAAGAAGATGCTTTAAAAGCTTGGGCTGCTATACGTGAACAAATCGAACTTTCATCTCAAGCTAGCTCAGATTTTATAGGGAAACTCTTGTCAATAGAAAATACAAGCGAGCGTGTTCGTCAAGGATTTAAGGTTCTAGAAGATATACAAACTGTAACAGCAGCATTAAATGAGCTTGGTGATGACGGAATTAAGGTGTCTCGCGAATGGTCAGAATGGTGGAATTTATGGACGTTACCTGACGGTGTTATAGGCAACCTGAAGGATGCTCATTTGTGGATTTCAAAGATAACGGACGAGTTTGGTTCTTTGGAAAATGCAAGGAAAGTTGCCGCAACATCAACAACAGAAGAAGGCCTTCCCAATTTGTTCCAAAAAAGAGCAGATGATTATATAAAGAATTATGAAAACGAACTTGAGAAATTCAGGAAAGACCTTTCTGAAACCACACAATCTGTCATTAATTTTATAGAATTAAAAGGTTGGAATGGCGACACTAACAAGATAGAGGAAGCTTTCAGTAGAGTTTTTAAAAATCTTGCTGCATCCAATAATTTGTCTCCAAAGGAGTTAATGACAATGAGACTGGAGTCTGCACAAGCTGAGTATGATGCTCTTGAAAAAGCATTGGAAAGCCATATTGTTGACGAAAACGCAGCACTTGAAAAAGCCAGAGACGATAACGAAAAGGCTGATATTGAGAGTAGGCTTAAGGTTTATCAGGACGACTTGTCGTTTCTGAAGGACAATACGGCCCAAAGTAGGATATACTGGGAAGATTTTACAAAATGGATGGGTCAACAGCATAAGTCTGAGGTTCAGACAATGTTTAGAAACCAAACTTCTGAACAGATAAAAATGCTTGACTTCTCAAAAGGAGAGTATAACAAATGGGTTGTTGAGTTAGCACAAAAATACGCTAAAGAACACGGTATGGCGTACGCAGATGTTTATGAACAACTCAAAAACTATATTACAAACGCAAACCAATGGTCTATTCGTATTCCTCTTATTATAAGCACTGAGGATAGTAAAACAGCATTACAGACCTTAAAAGATGCAGACACAGCCTATGACACCGCAGAGGCAGCTATCAATCGTTTGAAGAAACGTCAAAAAGAACTTGTCGATTCTGGTGCAAACAAACTGAAGGAAACAAAAGACCAGACTGACGCTGATAGAGAGCTTATAATGGTTGAAGATGAACTTGCCGAACATGAAAAGGCACTAGCTGACGCAAAGGCAAAGGGTGGTCACGGCAAGAAGGAGGATGCAAATGCACGTAAGGCTCAGAAGCAGACAGAGAGTGACCTTCAGCGAGTCCTGAAAGAAGAAATCCAACTCATCGACAAGGCCCGCTCTTCATACAAGACTCTTACCAAGGAAGGAGTTGACTCTCAGACCGCGATTGCACAGGCTACAAGTGGATTTGACAAGACTCTGAAAGACATCAACAGTGTCCTGATAAAGAACGGCCTGAAAGTATTCGACATCACAAAGTATGCTGGTGTCGAGAATCCGCGTGAGATACTTAACCTGCTTGAGGCACAGCTGAACCAACTGATGACTGCTGGTAATGCAAAACCTGCAGAGATAGAAGCTCTGGAGATTAAGATTCGCGACCTCAAGATTGATGCAGCAACATTCGACCAGAAGAAGTTTGTATCTAGCCTCAACAATGAGCTTAGCAAGATTAAGGAAGAGTACGAGCTTGCTATAGACTTGGATGCTAACCCAGAGTTAGGAAACGTATTCGCAGACCTTATGGGTATTAGTGAGGAGCAACTTCAGGACTTGCCACGTAACTTCGACAGCGTCCTCAAGAAGATGCAGGCTAAGATTGATACCATTCTCGGCAGCGAGAAGAAGTTCGACCTTGCAGCCAACCTCAACAAGAAGGTGTTCGAACAATGGATTGACGCTAACGGTATGTTGCTTGACAGCGACAAAGCAAAGGCCCTTAAGGCCTACGTCGATGCTGCCAATAAGATTCGTCAGGACGAGACCAAGAAGCAGATTGATGAGTGGAATAAGCTCCTAGAGAAGTACGCGGAGTACGAGTACAAGCGTAAGACTATTATGGAGACCGCTGAGCGTGAGCGCAAGATTGCTATTCAGAAGGGAGCCAGTCAGGAGATTATCACTGCTATCAACAACAGGGAGAGGCAGGATTTGGCAAAGCTGGATTTCGAGGAATTCCAGAAGACTCCAGAGTGGATTGTTGCCACTGGCGACCTTGCTAATATGTCCAAGAGTGCAATTGGTCTCTTGATAAGACAAATCGAGGAATACAAGCGTACTGCAAGAGACCTGTCTCCCAAGCAGATTAAGCAGCTCAATAATGCGCTGTCGAAGTTGTATAAAGAACAGAGAAAGAACAATCCGTTCAAGGCCATCTCGAACATGCTTCAGGAGGCTAGAGATAGAATGGCAACCTTTGATGAGGATATTAAGAAGGTTCAGAAAGAGATTGACGACCTTACAAAGAAAAAGAAAGCAAACATAGTGTATGGCGTTGCTGACGAAGATGTTGACAACGCTTTAAAGAAAGCCATCAAACGTTTCAATGAGTTAAAGAAGGCTCAAAAAGAAGCTGGAAAGGTTGATGCTTCTGGATGGGTGGCTGCTATTAACGAAACAACCGCAGCAGTTAAAAGTGCGGTTATGGTTTTTGACGACCTAATAAATGCCATATCTGGAGTAAGCGAGTCTGATATTGGAAAGGCTTTTAGTGTAATAGAAAAAGCTGGTTCTACTGCCGCAATTGGAGCACAGATAGGAGGTGTTTGGGGTGCTGTTGCAGGAGGTCTTATTGGGGCTGTTTCTGGTTTTATATCTACATTTGGAGACGAATTAAGTGGAAATGCTTCAATAACAAAATCTGTCAAGGAATCGGAGAATGCGGTTAAACGTCTAGAGATTGCTTATGTAGACCTACAACGTGCAATAGATAAGGCGTACGGCTCTGAGGTTGTTGGTGCAAAACAAGCCATGGCAGCAGCAAAGGAAAAAGAATTGGAAGAACTAGAAAAGCAGCTCGAATTAGAACGTTCTAGAGAGTCCAAGAATCGTGATGAGGATAAGATTTTAGAGTTAAAGAAAAGTATAAAGGAACTGCGCTATGAGATAAAAGACACTATTGAGGATATTACAAATGACCTCATGGGTACTGACGCTTATAGTTTTGCAGAAAGACTTGTGTCATCCATGATTGACGCTTTCAAGAAGGGTGAGGACTATATGAAAGTCTTTGAGGAAAGTTTTGATAGTATGGTTGACAATATGATTATGAAAGCTATTGTCTCTAGGGTCGTTGGTCTTTATTTGGATAAAATATGGGAATCTGTTGAGGACAATATACAGGCACGAAGTAAAAAAGAATCAGACGAATACGGAAGGCTTAAAAGTCGTCTGGAAGAATTGGAATCAATGGATTATTACGAATACGCGCAATCGTACGGAACATATAACACACCCAAATCCAGTAGTTCTATTGCTGCGTGGGAGAAAAAAAGACAAGAGGAAATTGAAAGGACAAAAAAAGAACTTGATGCCGCTAAAGCAAATTACGATGCGGTAAGCCAACTTAATAATGAAGATATATCGAGTCTTATACAGCAGTTGGCGGAACTGAAGCCAGAGTTGGCAGAGCGACTCAAAGAGCTGTTAGGACAATGGTATACATTTGGTTCTGACAACGACAGTGCGCTCTCTGCTCTCCAGCAGGGCATACAAGGTATCACTGAGGATACTGCTGGTGCTCTTGAGGCCTACATGAACGGTGTCAGTCAGCAGGTATACCTCCACTCTGAATACCTCAGGCAGATTGTCGAGTTCCTGTCAACGTCTAACGGTGAGCTCGAAGATGTCAAGGTGGCCACTCTTTCACAGATGCTGCTGCAGCTGCAGAACTGCTACCAGATTATGCAGTCAATGCACAACATGATGGACAACTGGCAGGTTGCTTCAGGAAATGGTATACGTGTCGAATTAATTTCTTAATTAAACTAAAATAATTTTTGCATGTTTAAATTTATATGTATATTTGCACTATGGATAGGCTGGTTTGGCCACCAGTCGACAAGGGGCAAGTCTGTCGCCCCTTCCATATTTTCAATGACAGACATGATTAAAGTACAGACAAAAATGGAGAAAAAAAACAAAGGACGTGGTAAAGATGTACCACATTTTAAGAAAAGAAGAATTGTGTGTGGAGTTGGTATAAATGATTCAACATCTTCAACTCGCACAAGTGGCGACAGAGAACCTGCTTATGCGTTATGGAAATCAATTTTAGTAAGATGCTATAGATATAACTCAATAAGGCGGCAAACATATTCAGGTTGCTCTGTTTGTGAAGAATGGCTGTCGTATAGTGGTTTTAAAAGATGGTTTGATGAAAATTTTGTCAATGGATACCATATCGACAAGGATATTCTTATTAGGGGAAACAAAGTTTATTCCCCAGAAACATGCTGTTTTGTACCACCAGAAATTAACACGCTGCTTGTAAAGTGTAATTCTAAAAGAGGAAACCTTCCTATAGGAGTATCTGCGGCCTCTAAAAACACTCATCATCCGTATAGAGCCGTTGTCAGAAAAAACGGAAAATATATAATGTTGGGGTATTTTTCAACTCCAGAAGAAGCATTCATGGCATATAAAGATGCGAAGGAACTCCACATAAAAGAAATGGCTAAAAAATACTTTAACAGAGGGTTGATAACAGAAAAAGTTTACAATGCGTTAATGAGATGGGAAGTTAAAATAACTGATTAGTTATGGATGAATTATTAAAATATCAGAAAAATGCCTTACTCGGCAATATAGGTGGGCAGCCTATATGTCAAGACTATCTTATGGCATGGAGAAAATGTGGTAATGATAAAGAATTACTTGTTAGGCTTGCTATGAAACAACAAAGCGTTCCACATTTTTCCACAGCGTGTTATCAAAAACTTGGTCTTACAAGAGAGTATATTCTTGAAGAGTTCGGAGATTATATCAACGGCCACGTATTGAACGACTGCGATAACGTAGACGGTTACACATACGAGCTGTGGGTCAAGGATAACGATGTCGTAGACCTTAAGAGCGACGTCATGTCTTTTATGTACTGCAAGGATTTGGATGTCTTCGCCAAAGATACGAAATGCAACACCATATACATCAGTAATAGGTCAAACGTAAGCGTTAGTCTGGATGGATTCAATCATTTGGTGGTCTATCTATTCGATGAGAGCTCAGTACACATATATGACGCCGACGAGACCTGTTCTGTCACGGTTTTCAAATACAGCGACGAGGCCAGCGTGACAACAGGAGACTACTGTTTTGCAAAAGTAAAAACATTTAACAAAGAATTAAAGCTATGAACAACGATTTAACTGGGAAATATTATCTCAAGAACACGGAAGCTGGAACATTTTCCGACGTTACAAGTCTTTTTAACGGACTGCGTATTCTAAAAGTGGACGGATTCCTCTCAAAGGGGAAGCCAGTGAACATCTATACGGCACAGTGGGTTAACTCCCAGAGCGAAGACTTTATGATTACCACACTTGACTCTCAAAACAACCCCGTTGTCATCAGGGAGAACTCCGACTTGGAGATAACATTCATTGTGCACTCAAGCTACGCATCTGGCTCAATTGATGTCATGACCGTGCATGATTCGTTCATAAACTACATGACTAATAGCGACGTCTGGATTAAGTCTGCGTATGTAGGCAACAAGTACGCGCACTGTGTTTGCCTGAAAGAATACAAGCCAACGACGGCAAAGCTTCAGAGAGGCGGTTCTTCATGGGTCATGGGAACTATTACGATGCATTGCCTGAACGCACCACAGAGCTAACGTAATACACTGTATTTCTATATTTTCTTTTTTTGTACTACTTTCATCTGTTTTGTTTTTCAAAGGTTGAATGAAAGAAGAAAGCCTCTGTCCGAGATGGATAGGGGCTTTCAACAAAATAGACGAATATGGAAAAATTAGAAGATTTTCTTCCACCATGGCCTCTTGGCCATCTCAAGGTCAAGCTGCAGGTCTTTGATTTTGCTGCACGCAATAGCGTAGCTACCCTCCAGTTCTTTGTAGTTTACATTGTGTTCTCCGATTTCAGCGTTCAACGCGTCGATTGTACTGTTTAGTGTGTCGATATTCCTGTTAAGTTCGTCAATCACAGAGACCTTCTTGTCAATGAGCTCGTCAGCCTCCTTCCCATAGGCTTTCCATTTCTCAACATCTTGCGTGAGTTGTTTGTTACGCCCTTTGCTTCCTGCAAGTTGTCTCTTCAATGAAGTAATTTCATCTTCAAGAGAAGTTTTTACATTCGGTTCGTTCTTTTTCATAATTTACGTAAATTAAGTTAGACAATAAATATTATATAATAACGTTATATTTAAAAGTCTGGTTTGTTGTATTCTTCCATATCTGGAATGTCATTGACGTGCAACTGACTGTCTTTTATCATCGCAGCCTCCTGTCTGGCAGAAGCCCGAGGAAAGCTGGCCATATTGATTGTCTGACCAATAACACTGTATCCGTCAACAGTTGTATCATGCTCGACTGCGTACGGAAACACTTCTCCTTTTACCTCAACAAGCATACCGTTCGAGAAGTGGTCATTAATGTATTTGACAAGGCCCTTCTTGAATATACATTTCCATTGCATATACCTGTCAACTACGATAGTCCCGTCCTTCTTCCTGAAGCCTTTCTTGAACTCGTCGACAAATACAAGACAAAAGTCCTGCTGGTACTTTATGCTCGATATGAATCCTATTGCCTGAAAACTTGCCATAACCAGTCTGTATTACTTTGCTTTTTCGTAGTCACACTTGTCTATCTCGTAATACCCAGAAACAATCTTACCGCCGTTAACATCAAGCGCACGGGCGAATTTCGCACATGAGAAACGCTCGTTACACTTGACGTTACAGCATATAGATATTTTAGTTTCCATGTTGCTCCTGACGTGGTTTCGGCTGCGGCCTCTTCTTAATCTCAATCTCTACACCCATCTTGGCAAGATGGTTCTTAAGACACTCTGCATATTGCGAACACTGCAGGCAATCCTCTTCTGTCGGATTGAATTCATCTTCACCAGCATCATCGTTGTTTATTGAGTCCAGCATCTTTCCGAGCGAATAAATCAAATTGAATGAGCTGCCGTTTTTCTTTTTGATAACATTGTTGATTCCAAAAAGAACAGAGGCCGCAAGTTCAAACTCATCATCGGATGCCTTGGGAGAAAAACCTCTCTCTAGAAGCTTCTCGAATCCTATGCCTGCATCAGAGGCCTTTCCAGTGAAAAAAGTACATCCGTCTTCTCCGAACGAACAAATCGCAAGAAGCATATCACCCTTCTCTTCGAACGAGTTGACCAGCTTCTTCAAATCCTTAAAATTCTTCTTTGTTTCCATAAACGTAAAATTTAAACTTGATTATATAAAACTTTGCAAAAATAGGTATTTATTTTGAATATTCCAAATGATTTACAATATTTAACGTCAGAACGGAGGAGCATCCTCACCACTGTACACACCGAACGGAATTTCCTGCTGTCCTTTTTCATACACAGTGGTCTCGTTCTGCTCGTTCCAGAAGTCAGTCTGCTCACCACCACCTTCCCATCCATAGTGTATAACCTCGTCAGGCGCATTTTTGAACCGCCTGCTCTCAATCTCATAGTGAAGACCGACAAGGACGTCACAGACGCCGTACATGCGGTTTTTTGCTATTTCTATGACGTTTCCGTATCCACTATAGCGTTGTATCTCTGCCTGACCATAGAATTCAGCTCCTGCCTTAAGGAAATCTTGGTTAACCCTGTGAATTATAAGTGTATTATCTACAACATTCGTAAGGTCTGACGTTCCGCTGATATCGTTCTTCCTAAGGAATGCCATTGACTTCCTCGGATGGGCCACTAAGATAACGTGAACACCGTTTTTCTTTGCAAATTCCTTAACCTGCAAAATAAGCTCCTTCTGCTTATTATTCTTATCTCCATCGAGAAGGTCTATATCAAGAGACATAAGGTTGTCAAGAATGAATACCTTTACGCCTGCTGCAAGCAAATCCTTCATGTCGTGAAGAATCTCTTCCCATGTACTCCCGTATTCGTTATTGAACAGGAAGAACCGACCCCGCAGCCACTCATCAATCCTCTTTCCTATATTCGACGGAACAAAATACTTCCCGTCTCCAAATTGAGAAGGCTTGAGGAAATTCTTTCCTGCAGCCGCCATCTGAATCCATGCCTTTAGAATCTGTGGTGGCAACTCACCAGACCACAGGGCCGTCGGCACACCCTGCTCAACAAAGTTCAGAATAAGACTGTTGATGAGCGATGTCTTACCTGCGGCATTACCGCCAGAAATCAGCGTGACCTCACTTTCAGCAAAGCCGAGGATGAATCTGTCGAGCTCTATTATACCCGTCTTAACCCTAGGAATAGACGACAGGTCAACCTTCTCGATTTCGTCCATCTGGAGCCACTTTTTACCTAGTTCTGGCAGCTCTTCCTTGATGACATAGCGAGGCTTCTGCTGTCCGTACACGCGAGATTGTGGCTTATACATGGGTCTGCTATATGCGTCGGGCTCATAGAATAGTCGAAAATCATGCCATGTGCGGTCTTTACAGTGGGAATGCGTGCAGTTGAAAGTCACTTTCCCGTCTGGGTCTAGAAACAGTGCAGAATCCCATTTTTTCTTGTCGGAATGAGTATCCACCCAAGGGCAGTATTCAAGTGTAAACCGTACACTCTTTCCTTGCTGCTCCTCCTTGTAAACGATTCCGTGTTCACTAAGCCATGTGCGCAGGTCAAACTGACTCTGACCCTGATAGGGCCTCCTGTTCGGAACAACCTTCGGCTCTTCCTTTGGTAGAAGGTCTGCAAGTTCCTTGAATTTTGATAGAGGTGTAGGTACTATATTCTCTGGTACATAAACAATTTCCGACATGCGCCAAGGTCTGTCAGTAATGTTTGCACCCTTTTTTGCGACTGTGCCGTACAGCTTGCACACCCTTGCTGCATTGAAGTTCTTTTCGTCGAAGTCAACCTTGTCATCAGTAAACAGAGAGCTCATGTATTTGAAGAAACCCTTTATAATCTCCGTTGTCTCATCGCTTACATCCTCGTCGATATAATATAGGTTATGCCAACCGTTTCCACTCTTACATATAACTGGGTCGCTAAACCCTTTGCTTCTAAGGAATCTATATACGTCCTGAGCTTTCTTATGAGCAAGCTCGAACTCCTCGTCGCTTGAGTTCGTGCCGCTTTTTCTTACAGGGTCAAAATCACACAAAACCCAATGCCTGCGAACTATGTCATTGTCGTTTGTGGTTATCTTTGCCTTGATTATCTTCTCGCATTGTTGTCTTCCGTAACAGGATTCGTCTATCTCGTTCAATACAAAATACAGCTGCTCGTCCTCCATGTCGGCATACGGCTCTATGGAAGAAATGAGAGAATCAACAGACTTAAAGTAACCGCTATACTGAAAACGTCCGAGTATCCTTACCTCAGTAAAGTTCCCGTCTCCAACAAAGACGTTCCACCATTTGCGTATAATATCCTTGTCAATCATATCTTCTCCCAAGTTTTAGAAGCCTTGTTCCACTGGATTGTGCCTCGTCCGTTGTTGAGTGTCACACGCGCACCGTCAGGGCGATTATCATCATTATACCCGTCTGGGATATGCTTGCCGTCGAAGAATCCTATGTACATATAGCACTTATGGTATTCCGTCCATGATAGAAGGCCACTGGTAGTCGGCGTATATGTCTCAGTGGAAGATTCCCCTGAGGATATTATCATCGGGTCATAGATGATGCTGTTGTCCATAAAGACGACGTTCATAAATGCCTTGTCGCGAAGATAACGCTCAAAGTCAAGCTGAAAGCGCAGCTCACGGGAAGACACGTATGCCTTGATATGCGGAAGCACCATGCGATACTCCGAATCTTTGAGCTTATTCCAGTAGCCCTTGGCATTCTTCTTGCTTCCTTTGCGCCTGTATGCCTTCCAGCATTCCTCAAATAACTCATTATTCTTGTCGTTTGGTGTGCGAAGGTAATCCACAATCTTGGCCATGTCATCGAAGCTGATGAAATCATTAATGTAGATTCCGTCATCGTCATTCTGGATAACACTTATACTACTATCTTCAAGTATAGACAGAATGTGGTCTCTTTGTTCTTCCGTTTTCGCTAATAGTTTCATAATCGTGGTTGTTTTAGAAGCCGAATGGACGGTTCTACTCAAGGCAACCACTCCTCTTTCAAACCGCCCATTTTGGCAAAATTGTAATTACATTTATCTTTATCGTCCGTGCGCCTGATGTGGTTGACAACGCACTACGGAACCTTCACTCTGCAAAGGTAGAAAATTTGTTTTTAACTTCCAAAGAAATTAACCATTATTAATAAATTCTTTATGTTGGTTATATAAATAATCGAACATGATTTCTGTCTGACTAGCAGCCCATTCCAATGATTTATTAGAAGTAAACTCGCCTCCTCTTTCAAGAATCTTCATGAAAATTTCTCCACGAAGTTTCATCCAGTACATTTTTTCATCAATCACAGCCTGATGGTCTGCGATAGACTTCGTATCCATAGCCGCAAGCATGTCGCGCAGTTGGTTCTGTGTACGCTCATGCTCCTCTTCAGACTTTCTCATATGCTCATTCCAGTCATTCATAAATGAAGGTTCTTCTTGAACCTGAGTGAAGTCAAGGTCTGATATACCGTACTTGTTTCCTTTTTCGTCCAAGAATACTTCACTAAACGGCTCAGATTGTCTCAGTACAACATCAAACTCTCCGTTTTGACTAACATACTTGCATTTAATCCATCTATAAGTCTCTTCCATAATAATTGTATTATTTACACCAATAATCCTTAAACTATCCATTTTTGTTCAATAATGTACTTAGCTTCGAATAGATGCCAACGCGCTTGAGTGTTCTGATGCGGTTAAAGTCACCGTCCTCTACGCACTGGCGATAGGACTTGCCAAGAACCTTGGGTACTTCCTGTCTGGAGAGTCTCTCGTCGTCAAGTGCGCGTCCAAGAAGCTCTACCTCCTCCTCAGTACCAGAACACTCGTTGCGTTTGTTGGCAGAGATGATACCATCCACCCAACTACCCAAGCCGAACATGTTGGCAATAGGCCTTAGTCGGCTCAGGTAGTCGCGGCAGACTGACTGTAGCTTCTCGTTCCTCATCTTGTGTGGATGATTTTCTCGAACTCATGTCTCAGTGCGCCGTCGTCCATGTAGTTGTCAACAAACAGCGCGTCGCAGAGAACGCGCTTAAGGTCCCACTTGGGGAGGGTCTTCAGATAGGAGGAGACGATAACGTTCTTCTCCTCAATGGACATCTCATTCCAGATGATGTCAAAATTCTCATAATTTTCCATAATCAAAAATTGTTTTCGTGAATAATATCGTTACAAGTCTCGAATCCGTACTCGGTAATCAGACGCCCCTTCCACACATCAAAAGGGGAGATTGTCTGGGTTATCATCATCAGACTGTTCTCCTTCGGGAGCAGGAACTGGATTCTGTGCCCGTGAGGCATCATTATTCGGTTGTGCATGCTGCTGAGCGCCCTGCTCAAGGCATACGGCCTTCCATGCGGAGAGTTCGGTAAAGTACTTTCCCTGCCACTCGCGGGACTCGACATCGAAGGATACGTTATACTTCATACCGACCTTGATAGCCATCTTCTCCCATCTGTCCTTGCCCATAACGGAGAAACAGACTGCCTTGGAAAACTCTCCTTCTGTCTCGCCTACGAACGAGTGTTTCTCCCATGCGTTACCTGTTTTCTGAGACACTCCTGATAAGGAGTCCAGAATCTTGATTACTTTGATTGTAATTTCCATAATCGTGTTGTTGTTTTTTAATTGTTATTTACTAATATTTCTTTCCGTGGAGCTTCACGCGGCTGGCATTGTAGTCCATCTTCTTCTCTATATGCCAGAGGAGGTCGATATTATGGAACTCCGCAAAGGCAAAGCAGAAGGAAAGTACCACACTGATGTTGTCTGGGATGACGACGCCACGATTCAGGATTCGCGTGACCGCAACGGACATATAGAAGCACTGCTCGCATAAGGTCTTCTTCCCATGGGCATCCATGAACAGGTCGTATGACCCAACAACTGCGGGATAGTAGCCTATCGTTCCGCAGAAATCGAACAGGCGGATGACAACGTCGGCAAGCTCATCAGAAGTACTGTCTTTGATATATTCCTCGAAATACATATTGAACCGTACATCCTCGTCTAATGTACTAGAACACTTCTCATACTCCATCATAAACTTCTTCTTGTCGGCATACCTTCTCTTTCGGTCTGCCTCTACCATCTCGCCAATCTCGGACAGAACAAGCATCAGGAAATGCTCCGCACTCTTGTCCTCGTCATGGAAACCGTGCTCGCAGGCAATACGGTATGCACGGTCTGTTAACTCCTTTGTCTTTTCCTTTGTAATCATAACTATTTGCTTGTTTGTAATTCCTGTTTCTTGTACTTTTCCAATGTTTCCTTCGCCTGATATATCGCTATCGCCTGCATGCCCTTGTCACCCTTCCACACCGCCTTCGCCATGTCTACCATAGCGTCATACAGATGGTCAGCGCAGTACGGATAGCTCGGTATGTCTGGGTCGACAACTGGGAAATAAGCCACCGCCTGCTTTCCGCATACACAGCACTTGTCGTCCTTTGCTTCCATGCTCATCAGTCGCTTGAGTCAATACCGTACCAGAAACCGAGCTCAGGGCAGTTGTACTCATGGATACAGCGACCACGCTGGTAGTCCTTCTCAGTCCACCCGCTGCCCTTAAACTGCTCACAGTAAGATTTATAAACCCACTCAAGCAGGTCTGTGCACAGGAACTTCCTGAAACCAGTACAAGAACCCCACCGACGGTAGAAGTCGATACCGTTCAAATCACCGATGTCGCCTATCGGGGCCAACCTGCGCAAGTCACTAAGCCCAAAAATGCTCACCTTGCGGTACAAATCCATTAACTGATTGTCTGACATAATGTAATTGTTTTCGTGAATTCGGCTGCAAATCTAAGCAAAATCTATTATAATCCGTATAAAACGAAAGCAATTTTAACTTCTCACGCGCAAAATTAACATCCTTTTATAAATAGTATACTTATTACGTAATATGTATTCTTTACCATAAGAGTATACCAGTAATAATAGTATTCTTATTAATAAGTATACTCATTACACGCGCGTGCGTACGCGTATAGAACCAAAAATTCAAATACTATGACTGGGAATTATACCGCAAAATCACCAAATTGGCCGTTTTTAAGGCCGTAGGACGCGTTTTATGCCTCAGGTGGATAACTATAAGGCCCAAACAAAAATAAATGCTCTACGGGCTCTAAAATGCGTTTTTTTTAAAATCGAAAATTTAAAAATTTAAAAATCAAAAATTTGAGTGTAGGCACCATGCTCTTTGGCGTCGCGCACACCTCCCCCTCCCCTTATATGTTTTTGTGTTTTTGATAGGCTCAAAATATGTCTTTTTTCGCTCGTTTATATGAACGTTTGAGAAAGTAAAAATACGTTTTTTCGCTTTCCTTCGCTGATAGTGAAAAACGCGAAGACATAAACCAAACCACCAAACGACAAAAACGGGCTCAAAAGATTGCATTTGCATTTTGCCAAATTTGCCAATATTATATTATTTCATTCTTTATCTTATTTATATCTTATTTTTTAGTATTTATTTTATCCTGAATATTATATTAATTTTCTTTTATTCTTTTATTATCTCTATACTGATAATATTATATTTATTCTATCCTATAATATTAACAACCTATATATTATAACAATCATAAAAAAAATAACAAAACAATATATACATATAGTATATAAAAAGAAAAGTATATAAAAGAAAAAGAATTGTATAAAAACCTTCAATAATTAATTATATATAATAATGTACACGTATAATTTTTGCCTATTTTGTAGAATATTCTTTAAAAATCGATAAAATACGGCATTTAGTCTATATTTTGAGCCCAAACGTATATTTTGTTTTGTAGTATTTAAATTTCGTCGTAACTTTGCACCAGAAAAATTAAAAAATAGTATTAACGAAACAGACAGACAGACAGACAGACTTTTTCCGACCTGCTGCGAAATGCAGCGAAAAGGCAGGGGTTTAAATAGGAATGAAAACCCAGCAACAGAAGCAAAAAGCAACTACCTACAGTGTGGACCACACCACCAGCAATGTCAAAGGCGTATTAACTTATCAAAATAGATAAGCGAGGCGAAAAGGCAGAAGGCAAGTAACACTAAATTCCACGGAATGCGGTGCGGAATACTGAAAAGCAAAAGCGGTTACACCCAGTAACTATGGGGATGCAAAGTAAGTTAACTAAAACCTTCGGGGAAAGACAAACGAAATACTTTGCAAGGTATTGCAAGGCAGCGAGATTATCTCAGCGAAGAAGGCAAAGAAATTTAATGTTTCACATGAAACCAACCAAATAACAAAACTTTTGCGAAATGCAAATTATAAGTTTTGTTTTATTTGCGTTTTTAATACTTTTCCAAAGTTACGAAACGAAAATAATGATTTGAAACAAATCTTTGGCGGATTTCTGGAGGAGGCTGATGTTTCATGTGAAACATTCTTTTGGTAAGGTAGGCAAATAATCGGTGTACCTGTAGCGAAAACAGGCTACCTACAATTTTTATTAATAAAATTTAGTATTAATCTTTAAAAACTTACAATTATGAAGAATTTTGATTTTATTGAGAGTGCAAATGTAGTGTTGAAGAATGTAGGCGCAGACTTGCGCGGTGGTAACAAGGAATACACAAGCATCAGCCGCGTATTGAAGGATATCCAGAGAAGGGATATGTTACGCGCTGGTTACGGCAAGGTATTCGAGGCATTAGGTTTGGAGGCTGGAGGCATTACGCCCGCAGATTTCTTTGCAGCTATACCAGAAGGAATGCACGGCACAGACAAGAAGGGCAACGACTTTGTCGGACTGTGGGGCTGGAAGGTGTTGGAGCGCGACGCAAACGGCAAGGTGACAAAGCGCGAAGCCGTATTGCGCAAGGTTACGTCGTGGAGCCCGAACAAGTTGTTCAAGGTCTGGGCTCAAGCAAACGAGTTGAATAAGTAGTGTTGCAGCTCGACTATGCGAGGGTAAATAGGCGTTAGGCATAGTGCGTTATTAGGGCATGGTGTATCCTTTTGGGTGCATTATGCCCTTTTAGGTCGTATTAATCTAAAAGCAGGAATTATGACTAAAAAAGTAGATTTTAAATTGCGTTGTGCTTACATAGCACAAATGTACATCCTTTTAGCAGAGCGTGCGCTAATAGATGTAAAGTATTGTTACGCATTACAAGGACTTTTGTACGATGACGAAAAAGATTTGCAGCGGTACGACGTATTCGCAAGCAAAGCAAAAAAGTTCAACGAGTTAGCAAAATAGCATTATTGTAAGCAGGCGCAAAGCAGGTGCGTTCACTCTCACCATGCCCGCCCGCCAGCGTCATATAGTATTAACTTTAAACAATTGTAGAGATGAGAGCAAAAATCAGTTGGAAAATCGGCAACTGGGCCGTTTATGGTGTTGGTTGCGTATTGTTGGCTCAAGGATTGAGCGAGCGTTTTGCGAGAGAGTGTGTTAACGACCTCCGTTCGCGTGGTCAAGTAGTAACTATGACGGAAGAATAATTATGTTGTTCGAGATTATATTGTCGGTGTTAGTCGTCGCTAATGTTGGCTTTGTATTGTTGTACGATGCTTTGTCGTACGACTGCAAGGTGGATGCGTATTGCAAGGATGCGGATGCGTTTTGCAAGGATGCGGATGACTTTTGCGACAAGTCTGGCAATATCAAATGGAGAGTTAGGATATGAGAAACAATTTCGAGATTTTGGTATGCGTGCTCGTTGTCGTCGGCTCTTTGGCTACGATGGGCGGTTTGTGGTTCTGTGACCTTCGCGTGTTTGTCGCTGGTCTCATCGTTGGCGGCTTGTTGCCTATATTGTTGGCTGGTATTGTATGCAATATGAAGTATTAATGTTATGAAGAATTTTCGTTCTTTTGATGCGTTGATGGCTCAGCTTGACCGCATCTACAAGTTGTATCTGAAGGGATATGGGAGCTCTAAACTGATAGAGCGTGCGGATAACTTTATGTTCCGTCGCTTTGGTAACGTCGGATTAATGGTGTGATATTATGTTTGCAATGAAAGTTACTAAGCTTGTATTGTCTATGATTGACAACAAGCAGGTTGTTGTGCCTATTGTGTTTGCTTGTGCATTCATTCAGTTCTGCGAGCACGCACACATCCCTTGTTATGGTGGTGCGTTGAGCAGTGATTTTACTGAGCAGATTTTCTACACGGATTAAGATGGCTGAAATATGAGACAAAAGATAAAAGTATATCAGGTGCAAGTTGTTCGCTTTGATAAAAAAGGAAACTTTATCCCTAAAGATTTGCGCAATCACAATGTTGTCTGTATAGGTACTGTAATAACACCAAAGGGCAAGCGTGCTTTTACTGAGGAAACTATCTGGGATTTGTTCAACTGGACTTGCTGGGGTTGGGGTAAGCTAACAGGGAAAAGTTGGATATACGGCATACGCAACGGCATAAGACGTGACGGATTTCGAATGTTTCCAACTACACGCGCACAAGGTTACTGCAATTCCGACATATTCTTCTTTATGGATGGAAAGTGGTATGCAGCAGCGCATTGTGGTTTTAAGTGCTTCGATAGCAAAGAGGATGCTATTGAGTTTTGTAAAGAAAATACACGCAACTAAAAGCAGGAAGACTGAATATGGAAAGAGTAAGATGCGAAGAAATAGTGCTTGACTCGTATGCAGTTGGCACTACGGATATAATGGACTATGCGGATGCACATCCTAACGAATATTTCGACTATACGGATGTACGCAGCAACAAGACAAACTTTGGCAGGCTCATGGTCAGCGAGCACGAACCATCAAATGTGGAATTAGAGTGCGACAGACGTGGATTGACTGAGTGGCATGAATTGTACAATGGTTGGCAGCGCACAAGCAACTGTCTTGGTGTGTGGGTGTGCAGGAAGAACGGAAGATACATTATTATAACAGATTAAATAGTTGAAGTTATGAAAAAGAAGTTAGCAGAAACAATCGTTAAGCATTGGAACGAGTATTTCGCAGGTAGTACGGATGCGACGAAGACCAAAGCGGTGTTATATTGTGCACGCAAGGGTTATTATGATGTAGAGATTATCCCAGACGGAGATAAGAATGACGGTCTCGTATTCCACCATATTGAAGAACTGAACTCGGTATGTAAGTTTTTCAGAGTTAATTGCTATGTATCCGTTTGGAAAGGCAAGGCTATTGGTAATATGTTTTAATAACAATATGTTGGACGAATTAAAGAAGATGTTATGAACAAGCGAGAGTTGACAAAGATGTTCCCGTGGCTTACATCGGGAAAGTTGGACTACGAGTTGAAACAAGTCCGCAAGACCTACAAGACTGAGCGCGGATTCTTGAACCACCTCAAGTTGGAGAATGACAAGAATGCTGACAAGTTCGGTATGCCAGACGTCAAGCGTATCTATATCGACATCACTTGGAAGAAGTCGCGTACATGGGGCAACTGTCCGCACGCAGAGTGGGAATGTTGGTTCAAGGACGGTTCGTACAGACACGGCAAGACAAGTGCAAGCGGCTGGGGCTATGACAAACACAGTACAGTAGTCGCAAACGTGATGAATGCGGTTGCGAAGGGTATGGCGTGGCGAAAGCGTAACTCCCGCAAGGTCGCTCCGTATGGTCTGGAGCACGTCGGCAAGGGTAAGTCGAAGGAATGGCCACCATATTTCGAGGGCGGTATCGGCATCAGTTGCTATCCGCGTATCGTAGAATATCTCGGTGGTAAGATGGAGAGCCATGCAGGGAAGGTTTGGGATGAGCACATCATCACGTTCAAGTAAACTCTATCGGGCAGGGTGGCGAATCACTATCGTCGCGCCCGCCTGCCGTCATCAGACAAACATCATTTAGTATTAACTTTTAAACAAACAAGGAGAAAAGAATTATGGCAAGTAATGGAACTATCGCACACAGATTTGCGAACAAGGATTACAATTTCGAGAAGGGTTTGAAGGGTTCATCGACACACATCGACGGACGTAACTACTACTCATATTCGACCGTATTCGGCCAGTGGGTAGACGAAAAGGTCTGCTTAGTATTCCACGGAGATACATCTATCACGTCGCACAAACATTTCCTTTGGGGTAGCGACTTCCCTAAAGACGTGATACTCCTCCCATACGACGACGGAGGACGTGGTGGTTATTATGGCTCATGGCATGGTTGTGACCTCCTCGGTTGGTCTGGAGAGTGGAATTTCACCAAGCGCGTTGAACTCATAGACTACTACGTCAACAAAATATACAATTCTCTCGAAGCCATCAACGGTGGCACAAAGAAGAATCTGGAAAACAATGCCAGTCGCACGATTGAGTCGTATTGGGGCTACGTCATGAAACTATGTGCCATGTATCGTGATACGACAATCAACAAGTGGCTGAGGGTTAAGCGTACCGACCTTGACGGTGAGTGGAAACGCAAGAAGAAACTTGTAAAGGAACTGGATGCTCAGAATATGGATGTGCAGTCTTTGGTTGACATCGTGTTCGGTGAGGGTACGTGGAAGGCTTACTACGACTACTGCGCACGTTACCGCAAGGCTGCTGACAGTCGTGCAAAGATTGAAACGTTGTGCAAGCGTATTGGCATTGCAAGTCCTTATGAGAAGTGGGGTGGTTACGATGTACTTGACCACGAAATGAGTGCCGACGACATCCGCAAGCTGACTGCAAAGGAGCGTGTTGACCTGCACTTCCGAGCACTTGCATTCAAGGAATACAAGGAGCACGAGAAAGAGCGCGAGGAGAAGTACAACAAGAATTTCCGCAACGCATACAAGTGGATTGTAGACTCTGAGCCGAAACAGAAATCTTGGGGTGGTGGCTACGAGAAAGATGTCCACAACAACTGCATCAACAAGGACAGCGGTGTTGTATATGAGTGCAGCGGCAGATACATCTTCGGATTCTACTGGTGCAAAACCAGTGTGTCGTTCGACTACGATTCGTTCCGTAAGAGCGAGGACAAGGAGCAGTGGATTGCAGACTTCTATGCAATGTGCAAGGAAGTTGCCGACAACCGCAAGGCAATCGGAATCCTTAGACGTATCAAGGCACATGTCAAGGATAAGGTACACTATTTGGACGATGACGTGTACCTCAACGATGATTACCTGCGAGAGAACACGAGTCCGAGTGAGTACATCCTCTGTTCGCACTTTATCTACTTGCAGGACAAGCACTATGCTGACGAGGAGGCTCGCAGACGTGCGGCTGAAATTGCACGCAAGCAGAGAGAGGAAGAGGAGCGTAAGGAGAAAGAGTTACAGGAGCGCATCAAGCAGGAGCAGATTGATGCCTGCATCGAGCGTGGCGTTGACGGCTATCGTGACCTGTGGAGACTGCACTATATGGATGTGTACGGAGCAGAAAGCCAGTCGTGTTCGGATGATTTCTTCTATGGCGGTAACGTCCTGCTTCGCTTCTCCATGAACAAGGACAAGATTGAATCCTCAAAGCACATCCGTCTGACGATTCCAACATGCAAGGCTATGTGGAAGATTGTCAGCAAGTGGCACAACGACCCGAAGTCATTCAAGGAGATGAATATCAAGACGCTCGACGGCAGCTACACCATTAGCAGCTATCGCAACGACATCCTGACCGCTGGTTGTCACGACATCGCGTACGCTGAAATGGAGCACATGTACAACGAGATTGTTAAACTTGAGAACGAGGCAGCATGAAGTACAAAGGTTATAACATCGGTAAACTCTCACGTTCGGTCTATGAACTCGGACGTGAGGGTTATTGGTGGAACGTGAACAAGGACGGACGCAACGTACACTTTGACACACTGAGAGAAGCAAAGGAGTGGATAAATAAGCAAAATGCAAGCAAATTACAAGCAAATGAAGTACAAGGAAGTTAAGACGCAGAGCAGCACTAACGATTGCGACGAGTGCTGCTTTGCACTTTCCTGCATCAACCCATGCAGGTTAAATAGAGGTTATCATTACGAAAAAGTAAAATAAAAAAGTAAGATTATGACAAAAGAAGAGTTAAAAGATTATTTGGTCTGTGAAGCAGGTTACTCAGACGAGGAAGTTAAAAGTATGACAGACTTCGACTTGGTTGACGCATACCTTACATGGGAAGGCATCATTGGATATACAGAAATCATTGTAGATGTAGTGCGTCACGCTTTTGGCGACATGTCAGACGACGAAGATATTATAGATATTTTATATAACAGCTAAAACACTACAACTATGGAAAATAATTATGAAAAGAGATTCCTGACAAAGGACGGAAACACAAGAATCAGTATCTATCGTGAAGAATATGCAGAGAATCCTCGCGACACGACCGACGAGCCTCTGCGCTGCGAGGACTGGTCAAGAGACTACTCTATTATGAACAAGCATGAGAGAGAAACAAAATCTGAGAACGCCTGCAAGTGGATTCGTTACATGCTTGAGCGATATGGCAACACAAAGGAAATCGTCAAGGTTCTACGTGAAAACGCGAAAGCCGAAAAGCATGAAGAGGATGACGATGCTCTTGTGTACGACGCATCACGTCGTGAGTGGATTCTCAAGTGCTGGATAGCTCGTTGGACTGATTATAGCGGTGAGATTCACGGCAACTGCTGGAGTGAAGAGGTGTATTGGGGAATCAAGCTGAAAGACCTTGAAGCATCAGACATAGTTCCGTACCTGTCAGACGATATGATTGAAGAGTTTTCTGATGAGAAGTATTTCACTGACGGCATAAAGATGATGTCATACGGCTTCGGCTACCATGGAGATATATCTTTCTACCGCGAGTTCTCTACCGATAGCGAGGGCATTGCATGGATTGAGAAGGACGAGTTCTTGAGATACTCTGGCAATGGCGAGGACTATTGGAAAGACTTCGATTGCTATGACATCGAAAGATGGTTGATTAAAGCGTTGGAGGCTTGGGGCAACAACGAGGTCTATGGCTTTGTTGTTGAGGACTGTATCAAAAGCAAGGTTCACAAGGAGTACACCAATGTAGACAAAGAGGACGAGGACTACGAAGAAGAAGAGTGGGAAGAGAAAGACTCATGTTGGGGATTCTACGGAGAACTTGACGACAAACAAATCGGATACATTCTTGAGTGTGCAGGTTATAAGATTGAAGAACTTGACGAGGTGGCGTGAATCACTATCACGCGCCGCCCGTCGCTAAACGATACAATTATGACACATGACGAAATCAAGGCAGCGGTAAAGCTGCTCAAGGCAAATCCTATAGAGGATTATTGGAAACCGAAAAACATCGGAGAGTTTACCGCACAAAGAATCGAGGCCAACCATCTCGGATGCAGGATGTATCTTCTTGGTCAGGAGAACGGACTCGACGACCTATACTGCTACGGCACTGGATGCGTCTACCTGCAGATTAGCCGTGTGCCGAACACTCACTGGCTCAATGAGAGCGGGTACACATATATGGTTTGGAAAGAGGTTCGCGTCTCACTCCAGTGATATACACACTGAGGATTCAAGACGTATCCTTCGAGGATGAATAATGAAAGGAAAAGATATATCTCATTTGTTTAAGTTAATACTAATTTTCGGGTGCGTGGCGTGCTGCTGCGTACCCTCCTTTTTGAAACAACTTTTAAAACGATATAATTATGAATTATCCCGAAGAATTAAGAGAAAGATGGAATGAGTGCCAATTTGATGACCGCGACATCATTCAGAAGTTTTTGGAAAAGCAGTACGACATTCGCTATGGTCGTCAGCGTGACACATGGCACTTTGAGCCTGCCGTTGAAGTCGTTGCACATAACGGCTCACTTGTCCTTGTCCACGATATTAAATTGGATAAAGACAGGTTTGTCGTATTCTGCGTAGAGGCTTTCTGTGAAAAGAATGCTGAGTGGGAGTGTTTCGACTTCGCATACGGAGAGTTAAGCAAGGTTATCGAAGCTCTTCCTGATGCTGATGAGATAAATAAGAAAAACGCACTTGATGACCTCGTTAAAATGAATGATAATCTGCGCATTGACCTGTTGCTTGGAGAAAGCCCATTTATCTACAACACAGACAAAAGGATATGCTGGTCTGAATTTGTAGATGGTAGTGCTTTTAACTTCAACAAACTCGTAGATGTTTATGGAGTAGACTTTATCGTTAAGTTTAGAGACCACATCAACATAGAGGTTCTTCACAGGAGCAAGGAGTACAAGGAGTTGATGGAGTTGCTTTCACTTCAAGAGAATTTAAGGTTCGAGTGTCAGAACTACGGAGACGCAACATTCGTTATTGACGGAACAGATATGACGTTTAACGTGTCATCGCTGAGGAGAGACGACAAAGGTAATCTTGTTATCTATGGCGGTGATATTAACGCAGATGTGTGTGACGGAATTACATTGACCGAAAAAGAAATCAAGCCAGAGTATCTTACAAGCATCATTGAGTGTATGAAACCAAAGTACACCGACATCATGAACACATACAACGGACACAACCCAGAGCTTGTTCGCAAGATTAACGATGCGTGGAAGAATGAAAAGTATCACGATTCGTTTGGCGACATCTTGTATGCGATTGCTTGCAGGGACATGGATGAGTGGAAAGAAAAGTATGACGATATTATTCACGACTCAGAAGACGCAATGTATCACGCTGATGAAATCATGGAGGGTGTCTGTGACGATTTGGATTTGAAAACAATTCTTAACTTTATCAGATATGAAGAAGAATAGTGTTTTGAGTATACTGCTTATACTCCTGTTTGTATTACTTGCCTGCGCATCGGTTGCCTTCTTGGTCATCGGTGCATGGTGGAACTCTTGGGCCATAGCTTGTATTGCGGTACTGATTTACGTCGCCATCCGCGAGTGGTAGGGTGTATCGCGCACACGCATAGCTATAATAATTATTAATATTTAATTAATTAGTATATACTATTATGAAATTTTACAGTCAAATTAATTTTGGAAAAATTGCGTGCATCCTTACACAGGCAGCACAAGGGTTATCGTCAATTACAGGTTGCAACCTTATCGTATCGGACATGGTCTACTCTCTAACAGACCTCAGCACGAATCTTCATGGCGGAGGTTTCAATGAGCCGTATTTCATAGCTATAAGGGAGATGGGTACTGAGTCTGGTAACAAAGAACACTGCATCGAACGTTGCAAAGGTCTTGGCTATCCTCTTGTCATTGCGAAGATTGAGAAGGACAAGGTCTGCGACTGCAATATGACAATCATGCTCACCCATAACTGGATGAACGGAGACAATAACTATATGGAACAGGAATTTAATTCGCTTTAATATGAACAATGAAGAAATAAAGAAGGCTCTTGAAGCACTTGAAATCGCTGACAAAAAGCTATATAAAAGCGAGGAGTGCTCTTTATGTCTTTACAATGAAGTGTCAGATTACATTAAAGTTGCAAAAGATATATTAACGAGAGAACAGGATAACAGACGTTCACACTCTGCGCCCACCGACGACAAACATTAATATTAACATTAAAACAACAACAATTATGAACATCAAAATTGCAGCGAACGATTACGTTCAACCAAAAGAAGTGAGAGAAAACGTCGTACAGACATTGTGTAACATCATTATGGCCGACTACCTTGACAGGAACATGTCAATCACGGTTCACGTCAAGCACGCAGAGATGTATATAGGAGTACACAAGGGTGGTGTGGATGCGACAAACATTCCCTACCTGATTACTCGCTCAACTCTGAACAGCAACTACGTATACACAAGGGTTAACTCCTGTGAGGTCGACGAGGCGTTCAAGGCCATCCAAGACGCAGGGTACTTCATTTATCTCGAACGAGACAAGAAGACAAAGGACTCTGTGTACACGTTCTCAAAGAAACCAGTACGCTATGGTGTGACCGCAAAGAATATTGAGTTTGATGTATTTATTGATTAATTATAGGAGACAAGTTTATGCTAAGAGTTAATTATCAGATTGTGTTCGGAGAAGTGTTCGGAAAGAGCAACGGAATAAAGTGGAAGGTTCGGTATCACCCAGCCAATTGCAACCTTGGTGCGTTCATCTACCACTACAAGAACGAGAAAGGTGAGAAGATGGCTCAGATGTGGAACTTCCTCAACGACAAGCAGCATGTCAATAACATCATGAAAGACAAGTATTGCAACGGCAAGCTGTTGGGTGACGAGGTTTACAAGGTGCGCCTAAATGTGTACTACAAGCAGGCTCGCGACATCATCGAGGCTTGCGCCAAGTCTGGTTATAAAGTAGAGTGCTATTACAAGGAACCAGAGACAAAGAAGTAATATGGCAAAGAAAGAGCGAAAGACGGTCTGTCTTGACTGTCATAAAGAGATAAGCGATGTTGAGTTCATTAGGTATGGTGGCATGTGCATCTCATGCTGGCACAAAGATAACGAGAAAAGGAAAGGAGGTGTTGGCAAGTGACAATATTCATACTATTCGGTCTCGTAGGCTGGGTTTTGACTGGTTCGTGGACGAAGTGCAAATAAATCACTATCGCCACGGACACAGCGAACGTTAACAAGAGTATTAACATTAAACATTAAATAATTATGAAGAAATTTTCAGTGGACGTGGACTTCACCATGGCAAAGACAATCGAGGTTCTTGCAGAGAACGAAGAACAAGCAATGGAAATTGCAAGTAGCAAGATTGACGAGAACCCTTACGGATATGCAAAAGGGTTCTCTCACTATGTAGGTTATGAGATTATTGACGCTAACGAGGAGGATTGAGTATGTATCAGCAGATGGTTTGTAATGAATATGGCGAGCCGATGTACGTTGAGAACGTAATGGACGCTCAAGAAGAACAAGAGTTCTATTGGGAAGAAATGCAGATGCGAGCCGACGACCCGTATTATGCACAGATGCGCGAGAAAGAAGAATGGATTGCACGGGCAACAAGAGTATTTGAAGATAATGGATTGAAAGTCCCATATTATGTCAAAGAGGCATGGGTAAAAGAAATGAGGAATCTGCAAAGAATGAACGAAGAAGAGAAAGTTATGTCAAAGGTTCGACCTCTTGTAGACTTTCTTAATCGCATGATGCCAAATACAGAGTGGTACGCAAACTACTACGGTGAGACTCCTGATGAGGAGGCTCATGTTGAAGTGGATTATACTCATGCCCCTTACAAAGAGGATTATCTGCACGCATTGGATGTGTGGCATGAAAAGTATAAAGACGATGATGACATGTTGTATGTTCCAGACGATTCTTTGGTGTGCTCTACGAGATATATGAAAGAAAAAGAAAACATCACAAATAAATAAGATTGATTATGGACAAGGAAATGATAAAGCGTCTTGAGAAATTCGGACGCGTAGAATCAGATTCAAAAACGTGGGTTCACCCTTGGAAAACCTACTGGCATCTGTACTGCAAGAAGCATCATGACCTTCTTATAAAGGTTCTTAGCAAGATGTATCCCGAGTATCTATTCTATCGTGGAGAGTGTCATATATGTGGCACAATCTATCAAGTAATCGAAATATCAAAGAAATAATCAAACAACAACAATTTTTAAAAATTAAACATTATGGAAGAGAAGAGAATTTGCAAGGTTTGCGGACGCGAGTTAGAAATTTACAAGTTCCTCAAAAGTGGAGGAAAACCAACAAGTGTTTGTAAGGAGTGTGCTGCCAGAAAGAAGGCTGAGACTTGGGCAAAGAAGAAGAACGACAAAAATCTTGAACATGAACTCGAAAATGCAAAGAATCTGCGCCTGCAGGACTTCACCGCACGGGAGCTGTTCGCTGAAATCAAGCGTCGCGGATACGAGTTCAAGGCGACGTACACCGAGGTTCACACAATTAATTCAAAAGACTTCTAAATATTACAACTATGGCAAAATTTATCAAAGTAAACAATATGCTCGACATGAGCAAAAAGGCTAACCCAAAGCCTTCGTATATCAATGCAGACAACATTATCTTCTTCCGTGAAGCAAGTGATACTGAAATCCGCATCTACAATTCCAGAGTATCCGAGATTGTCGTCAAGACAGGAAACGGAACAAGGACGTACACAGTTCAGCAGACTGTCGATGATATACTTGCACAAATAATTTATTGATATATGAGTGTTAAAAAATTCGTCGGATGGAGGCGCGTCAGTACAGCGAAACAACGCGGCTCACACTTAGGATTGGAGGCTCAGAAGTCTATTATTGATTTCTTTGTCGAAAAAGAGAAAGGCGAACTGATTGCAGACTATGAGGAATGTCATAGCGGAACTGACCTTGCAGGTTGTACAGAACTAAAGAAAGCAAAGGAACACTGCAAGAAAACAGGCGCAACCCTAATCATCGCAAAGACTGACAGATGCCGTGATACAATCGAGGCTCTTCAGTTGTACGAGGAAATGAATGGGCGTATTTATTTCTGCGATTTGCCTCACACAGACAAGTTTACTTTAACCTTGTTCTTCAGCCTTGCAGAGCGAGAGGCCATGATTGTAAGTCTAAGAACAAAGCAGGCACTCGCAGCATTAAAGGCTCGTGGAGATGTAAAGCTTGGAGCATCTAACCAAAAGTATCGCGAGACGTACGACAACAAGTCCGACGAAGAAAAGGTCTGTATTGCCCAGAAAAGAGGCAGGACTAAGACAGGAAACTATATCGCATCAAGAGATGTGCAGGCGTTCATCAAGGCTCTGCGTGCAACGTTTACAGAGGCAACGCAAGGAGAACCTACCGAATGGACTTGGAACTGCATCAACACCAAGAACGGGCCACGTCAGCGTGTCCTCGGAATGATGAAGAACTTCCAAGACCTAGACGGAACTTTGTTCAGAGGGTGGAATTTCACCGACCTGAACTCCACTAAGCTGCAGGTGAAACTTGCAAATCAGATTTCATGCCTGAGGCGTAGTGTAAAAGCATTATAAATTATCAAGTATTATTAACTAATTAACAAGTAAGATTATGAACAAGCAGAGAAGAAAGTGGTTAACCGACACCATCGAACAGTTGGAAAAAGCAAAGGACGAGTTGGAGTCAATCCGTGACGAGGAACAAAGTGCGTTTGACGCACTGCCCGAGAATATCCAGTATTCGGAGCGTGGTGACACCATGCAGGAGAATATTGATGAGATGGAAGACGAGATTTCCAACCTCGAAGATGTGATTAGTAACTTAAACGATATTGTTGATAAATAAAGCTATGAAGATTAATTTTGAGATTAGAGAGGTCAGCCATGAGAATCTGGTTAACCTTTTCAGTACGGCATTGTACGGTAACAACAAATGGTGTGCTGACTACGACGTGGATACATACTTAAAGTGTGACGGCGCAGAGAAGAATGAGTGCTTGGAAGACAAGCTTGCACGTATGCTTCTGAATGGATATCCAGTTCAGATAAGCGACATGTATGCAGAGGATGAGACAGATTTCCACGGTGAACTAAAGCACAGGTATGACAAGGAAAATTGCTGCATGGACTACGACGTGTACATGTCCGACATTATTGCAGGCCTCAAGAAGGCTTGTGATAAAGGTGAGTCTGTTAAGGTTCTTGACCTAGCAAACGAGCCAGAGAACCTTGACATGTGGGATGCAGACATACTCCTGCAATACATTGTATTCGGAGACTACATCTACGATTAACACTCTTTAATAGAATTTGTTGCAACAAAGTTTGCATATTCAAAGTTTTATCCGTATCTTTGCGGAAAATTATCACAACTAAACAATGTTTTTACTATGGAAGAAGGTAAGAAAGAACCACTATCAACAATCATGCGCTGCCACTACTTCCGCAACGATGACGGCATCTGCTGGTGCGAGCTTGACGATTGTATCGCTAAGACAAATAAAGAAAAGACCGACTGTATCTGCAAATGTAAGTACAGACACGAAGTAAAATGTTTAATAACAAAATAAAAAGTTATGAAGAAAAAGATTTATTTTTCAATTGCCAATGTAAGACTATTTGGCAAGTTCACATCAAAGGTTCTCACATTCTTGTGCGTCCTTGTTGCGTTTGTTGACCTCTATGCAGTTGGCGATTCCCAACGTGCTACTTTCTGGATGACCTGTGCAATTCTAAACCGTATAGTAGCAAGCGAGATATGACACAAGAAGAAAAATTCCTATTACTACAAGACCTCAGTGCGAGGTTGCCTTACGGTGTAATAGTAGATTATAAAGAGCATGAGCATGATATACGTCATTGGAAGATAGACTCCTTACACACTCCAACATATAGCGAAAGTGGTATTCTGATAGATACAGACTATGAAGGTTGGATTCACTTTACAGAATATAAAGGGTGCGGTATGTCAACTGGTTCAAGGCCATTACATATTGAAAAAAACCTTCCGTTCCTACGTTCAATGTCAAGTATGACAGAGGAAGAAAGAAAGGAATATTTGCATATAACTTTATGTGATTTTATTGATTGCGAAGCATGGAATGAAGTTGATTGGCTTAACAAAAATATGTTTGACTATCGTGGATTAATCCCTATGGGGTTGGCTTTGGAAGCAAAAGAAGGTATGTATAAATTTAAGGAGAAATAACTATGGTAACAATTACAGAAGATTACGTTAGCATTGAAGTTGCAAAACTCTTGAAAGAGAAAGGGTTTAAAGGACATAGCATCATTACCATATATGATGAAGATGCAGCACATGTCTATATTAAGGAACTGCAAGAAAAACATTTACCATATAGCTCAGATGACCCTAAACTTAAAGAGTTTCGTTATACTAGGCCAACTCTCCAAATGGCAATGAAGTGGTTGAGAGAAGTACATAATATTCATATCGACACCTGTTCTATTTGGGACGAAATTCATTGGCTTTATCAAGTTTTTGTTATTACGCCTAGAACTGCGCGTAATTCTTATGTAGATAAAACACTGTATGTTTCTTATGAAGAAGCTTGTGAAGCAGCAATAAAGTATTGTCTTGAAAATTTGATTTGAATAACTATGGCAACAATTAAATGGTATAAGGTAAAATGTTCTTTTTATAAACAAACAATAGGTTTCAAAACATGGCAGGATATAATTGACTTTATGTCTAAAAACATTGGTTTCGATTACATTATAGAAGGTCAATATAGTGAACCTTTTGTTGGTGTAGATGCTTATTATGATACAAAAACAAAAACGTTTGAAAAGTTATGAAATCATACACAGACCTTTTCCAGAGCAAGAAGTTGGCAGAGATACTGCCGCTTGAAAGTGCAGATATGTATTATGCCTTGTCAGAAGATAAAAGTACGAATATGATAAGCTTTGGAAAATCACAAGGCTTTTTTGATAAGACACAAGTTGCTTGGAGTCTTGCAGCATTGCTTGGTGTTTTGCCAGAAGGAACAAGATTACTAAAGTCAACAAATATATCGTCTATAGGTGATGTCAAATATTATATTGAATGTCCTAAAGGAACTATTAATAAGTGGTTTGATAATCCTGTTGATGCTTGTGTAGAATTAATATTAAAGTTAAATGAATTATGGAAAGAAAAGAGGCAATAGAGGTCATTAAAAAGAATTGGCCTGATAGTAGTTTTACGATGTTACGTGAGGCACTTGAAACACTTATACCCGAACTCAAAGAGAGCGAGGATGAGAGTGTTAGGAAATTTATAATTAAGATTTTTAAAGATTCTCAACGTGATGGAATTTCGGAAGTTATAATGCCCGAACAATATGATAAGATATTTGCCTGGCTTGAAAAGCAAGGTGAGCAGAAGCTTCCGATAGAAAAATTATCCTCCGAGATGAAAACCGTCGGAGAAAGCCTTGGTTTTACAAATCAAGAAGAATGTAATAGATATAATCAAATGGTTACAGACCTCATTATGGTCGATGATGATAATGGTGAACGGAAGCCTGCTGAATTGCCAAAAGGTGAAGATTATGGTATTGACGGGTTATACCATGCCATAAGAATACTTGAAGAGACTCTTGGTAAGGTTGATGGCTACCAAACCGACGATGGTATCTTGGAGCATAAGTGTGCCATTAGTGCTGTAAAAAATCTGTACGAACAGAAGTCTTCTTGGAGTGAAGAGGATGAGAAATTCTTTAAAACAGCATTATGGCACATAAGTAATTCTATCAGCAATGACACAAACACAGATATACATTGTGATACAACGGAATGGCTCAAATCCATCAAAGAAAGAGTACAACAACAACCAAAACAGGAGTGGAGTGAAGAGGATGAAGAGTCCTTATTAGACCTTATAAAATTCATTGAGAACTGGAAGGCTAAAGCGAAAGACTTTGGAGCAAAACTTGCTTTATGGACTGGTGATGAGCAAAAGTGTGACAGATTACTTACATTTTTAAAATCCATCAGACCTCAGTCCACTTGGAGGCCGAGTGAAGAGCAGATGAAGATACTTAACGAAGTTCTTAATTTTGCTGCGAACCATGAAAGTCCTTATTGGAATGATTACATATTCGGAACATTGAATAATCTTATAAGACAATTAAAGAAACTAAGGGAATAGTTATGAAACAACCTTTAATGTTACAGAGCAGTTGTGTTGACTGCAAACACTATGATGGTTTTGGCCAGTGCTTAGAACACGGCAATAACTTAGTTGAGAATTGTAAAGATTACCAAAAAAGGATAAAGTTATGAAAGCAAAGGAAGCACCAGAGAATAACAAAACAAGAAAAGCACCAGTGCATGATGGTAGAATGTTCTGTGTGTATAAACATACATTACCAAACGGAATGTACTATATTGGTGCAACCTATAGAGATGAAAAAAGATGGGGCAAAAATGGCTGTCATTATAAGAGTTCTAAAATATTTTATTCTTCCATTCAAGAATTTGGTTGGGATAATATAAAGCACGAAATTCTTTTCTATGATTTGTCATCAGAAGAAGCAAGGCGTATAGAAAGAGACTTGATTATAGAAGCGCAAGAAAAGGGATTGTCTCTCAATAAAACAAGAGGTGGCTATAACGCTATATACAAAGAGAAGATGCACGAAATTGTAGGACTTAGGAGATTGGGACTATCATACCCACAAATAGGTCGTTTGTATAACATTCATCCCGATACTGCGTATGCTATATGCAAGTATAAATACTATATGAATTATTATTCCAAAGAAGAATTTGATGGATTAGTCTCTGATTTTATCACCAAAAACAAGGGAAAATATAAGAGAAACGATGGGCTGACTCCTAATCATAATGGGCATCTTTCAAGACGTGTCATCAAGAAAGATAAACAAGGCAATGTATTATGTAGATACGAATCAATTACTGTTGCAGCATTGAAAAATAATGTTGCAATAAGCCAAATTGGTCACAATGTGCATGGAGAAACAAAAACATGTGGAGGATATGTATATGAATATGAACAATAACGCGCCAGAAAAAATATGGATTGACCCCGCAAATGACTTGCCAAAGCTAAGTGGTCATATGGACAAGAATAGTGTTGAGTACATCAGGAAAGATGCCTTTATTGAGAAAGTGCTCGACTTCTTTGAGAACGACTTGTGTTGTTACATTGAAGCACAAGATTTTACTATTGAACACGAAAGATTAGAAAATGATTTTAAAAACTATATAAGACAATGAAACTGATAGACAAAGACGCTTTAGTAGCGGAGATAGAGAGAAGAAAGCATAAGTTGCTCGACCATATAATATGTGAAAGTGATAAGGAGTGGGTTGTGAGGACAGCACATCAACTAAATAGAATTATTATGTTCCTCGACACCCTCGAAGTGAAAGAGGTGGACTTGGATGAGTGTGAGTACAGCAAGAAAGAAGAGCCTGTAAGCGAGGACTTGAAAGAAGCGGCACAAAAATATGCAGACCTAAGGATGTCAAATTATGGAATTGCATTTTATGCTTTTATGTCTGGTGCTAAGTGGCAAGAAACAAAACTAATGAAAGATGCCACAGAGGTTACAGTACACATTGAAGCTGGCAACTACCCTTACATTCCGCAAATGGAACTCTATGACTATGACAAGGATGTTCCTTTGGCAAAGGAAGGAGATAAGTATAAGGTAATTCTAATTAAGGAGGACTGATGTATGTGTATTATGTTCAAAGACAAATATTCGTGCTTTGACTATCGAATGTACATAATTGACGCATACACACATCCTTACCCTTGTGATAAATGTCGTTTAAATACAAATAAAAAGAAATAGAACTATGAGTAAGGCAGAAAAATTTATAAAAGAAAAAACAAGGATTGGTAGCAATACGACTAAAGGGTGGCGTAGAAATGGTGTATCTATCCCTTCGTATAGTTTACCTTGGCTCACTCCAGACCAAGCAAGAAGGGCCGTGGAGATTGCAAGGGAAGAAATCTATGAGTGGCTAAGAAAAACCACGAAGAGTATCAGTATAAAGCACCTTATAATTATTTTGATATAGAGCAGTGTATTGACGACTTAAAACAAGCAATTAAAGATGAGTAAGGCAGAAGAAAAAGCGAAAGAAAGATATTGGTTAGAACCAAACGATATTGAAACTCAGGAAAAATATGCTGCTTATATTGAAGGCTACCACCAAGCAGAGAAAGACAATGAGCTGACTTGGGAAGACATAAATAGAATCAAACTAATAATAGAGCAGGTTGAATGCGATTATGTAGAACAAGATAAGAAACTTTATACAAAGTATTTTTATAAAGAAGTATTGAAACGCTTTAGGAAAATGAAATAGTTAAAAATGTTAATTGCTTTGCATATTCAAAACAAAATCACTAAATTTGCAAAATAATTCACGAAAAAGCAATAATGGGTAAGATAGTATACCAGAACGAAGTGTTCCTGCGTGGCATTGTAGCTGACAATGTCATGTACAAGAAGGCGTCTAACGGGAAAGATTACTGCACATTCTCCTTGGTCGTCAACCACGACAAGACAGAGCTCAGCGAAGGCGAGACAAACTCTAAGGAGTTTATCAGGATATTCGTTTTCAACGGAAAGAAAAAGAAGCTGGTTGACTATCTGAAAAACATGGGGTTCAGAAGAGGGCTTTACGTCGGCATATACGGCCTGCTTCGTACGACCAGCACAGAGCACAAGGGAATACCAATTGTACAGATATCAGTAGGGGTTAGAGATATTTTTATTATACAAACAAAACCAATAAACAACAATTAATATGGAAGATTACAAGTGTGAAATTGCGGCAACCAGAAAGGGTTGTCTTGGTGGTAGTGACGGAAACATACTTGAACGTGTTGCGTCACTTGGAAGTGTTCCAAAGGCATTGTACAAGCGACTGGCTGTTGTTAAAGGCCTCATAGAGAACGACAATGTCACGACAAAGGTTATGGCATTCGGCGACTTTATCGAGCAGAGCATCTATTCTGCTCTCGCAGCTACTAACCCAAACTACCAGAGCAATCCCATGTGGGTGTCTGGCAAATATTCACGGAAAGACCTGAAACTCATCTGTCACCCTGATTACGTCCTGTTTGACGAGGACAAGAAGATTCTTAATGTCTACGAGATGAAGGCTACTCGTTTCTCCGTTGCACAGACACGCGAGACTTACAAGAACCAGCTATTCATTGAGTGGACTCTCGCAAAGGAAATTATAGCTGCGCGAGGTGAAGGCTGGAAGGTGAATATGTTCCTGTGTCACTACAATACAGAAGGCGTCGATTTTGACAAGGCGTTTGAGTATGACCCACAAAGACTGACGGTGCATAAACTCAGGATGAAGGATAACCTGTTCGACATAGCAAAAGCTATGGATATAATGAGCGATTTCCTGCAGACGTTTGATTATTATTCAGAGGATGATGAGATTCAGGCAAGATACCTTCCTGAAAAGGTAAGGGCTGAATTCGATGCCATCTCAAATGTCCTGTCGGAAATAAAGGAGCGTGAGAAGACTATCGACGCTTTCAAGGCTAAGATGGTAGAATTCATGCAAAAAAAAGGAATGAAGGTTATTAAGTCGGAGGAATGGAGTATTACGCTCGTTGAGGCATCGGAGTCTGTTCAATTCGACCACAAGAAGTATCTAGCCGACCTCGGAGACAAGCATCCTCGCAGGGCCAAGAAGCTTCGCAAGGAATACGAGAAGCGTGTCGCCAAAGGTGCATACGTTAAAATATCGGTTAATAAGAAAGATAACAACAATAATTAATTTTTACAACTATGGCAGAGAATAAAGAAAAGAAGACAACTGGTCTGCAGCTTTTTAACCAGACCATCACAAGCCCAGCATGGCAGAAGTATCTGGAAGATATTCTGAAAGAACGCAAGGGCTCGTTCATTAACAACGTTACCGCACTTGTGGCAAACGACGTAAACCTTCAGGAATGTGTTCCAGCAACCATCGTGTTCGCTGCCCTGAAGGCAACGGCTTTGAACCTTCCTCTTGACAAGTCGCTAGGAATGGCTTTCTGTATCCCATACAAGGACAACAAGAAAGGTATTACGGTAGCGCAGTTCCAGATGGGTTACAAGGGAGTTAAGCAGCTCGCTCTACGCAGCGGTCAGTTTGCTATTATTCCTAATGCTACTGAAATCAAAGAGGGCGAACTTGTAAGCCGCAACCGACTCACGGGTGAGTGCAAGTTTATATTCATAGACGACGACAAGAAGCGAGCAGAAACGAAGACCATCGGCTACGCCAGTTATTTCAGACTGCTCAACGGGGCTGAATCTACGCTGTATATGTCCGTAGAGGAGATAGAGGCCCATGCGCTTCGTTACTCACAGACATATCGCTCAAAGCACGATAACGTCAAGCAGTCGAGTAAATGGACGACTGATTTTGATGATATGGCAAAGAAGACTGTCATTAAGCTAAACCTGTCAAGGAACGCTCCTCTTTCTGTGGAGATGCAGGATGCCATCAAGGCTGACCAGAGTATCCAGTACGAGGAAGGTAAGTACGAGTACATCGACAACGAAGAAGATGTACAGCAGCAGATTAACGACGCTCAGAAGGCTCAGGAGGTTGCGGATAAGTTTGCTGACTTCGGCGATGAGAACGAACAACCAGAAAACGGTAACCCCAAAAAGAAGTAGTCATGAGTAGGAATATTGATTTCATTCATTCGCATAGCGCACTGGAACGGGAGCTTCGTATGCCGAAGCATCTCGTTCTGGTGGATGCCAAGTACGCGACGACATTCATCACGAACGGATTCCCTGTAGAGAACTTCAGTTACGGCGGAGTCGACTATATCAAAGTCCCTATCTCTGGATTCATAAAGATGGGCGGATTGTTTAAGAACTTAATGGGCTAGTCTATGGGTATTTTCGACGGATGGAGCAAACGGCGTGCCGAGAAGAAGCACATCGAGAAGATTCAGGAGCGCATAGATGACGCAAACAGTATATTCCAGATAAAGGAATACGAAGGACGTATCTGGCTCACTTTTTGCGGAAACAGGGTGTGTCCTACTGAAATGTTCGAGCAGAAAGACCCTGTTGAGGTTTTGAACAAAATAAGGGATTTATACATAAAGGAAGACAAGAAATGGATACAGTATGCAGAGGCGAACGGTGCTCAGTTAGGTGTACGTGCCTAAGACATAGCAAGTACCACACGATAAACGACATCACCAATGTCCTTGTGGTCAATAGTTGCACCAATCAGAGAAGATATGTACAGGACGAAATGAAAGTTAATAAAGATGGACAACCGTAAGATAGAGCTTCACTGCAGCGTTGATGTCGAGAAAGACGTCGAGCGCAGAATCAAGAACGTCGGTGTCAGGGGCCTTCGCATTGACGTAGCAAAAGAGATGGGTGTGTTCAACCGTATCTCCATGATGCTTTGTGTCATGCACGCAAGTGTAGCTGCCGCATACAGGGCCTTCGGAAATATAGAGGCACTGATTGACAGCTTCGGTGGAAAGAAGAACGATATTGCCAAGGCATGTAGCGATTTCCATAAATCGTACGAAAAGTGGCTTAAGTTCTGGTCGAACTACTACGCTGACGAAAAATCAGCAGGTAGTATAAACGACGAGACAGAGGCACTGTATCATGAGATTATGCGCTGGGCTCAGGTTCCAGAAGTATGGCATCTGGGTGATGACCAGAGACTGCATGATGACACTGATGTTGTCATCAAAATTGAAGATGTATTTGATTCTGTCCTTAAGTTCTATCAATGTACAATCGACAAGAACGTAAATACTATTGATGAGTCTTGGTGTGTAATGAAATACGACACACACCTGCAGAAGCAGTACTGTGTTGAAACGGATGTCGATAAGAGTAGTGCGCTTATGATAGCCAAACGTATGAGTGCTGACGACCCGTCAAACGTGTACGTGGCTTCTCAGGTCATTGATATCGAAAAAGAGGAGACTGTTATTACACCTTTCAAGACGTTCGTAAACAGTATGGAGGTTGGAAAGAATGTTGAATATCTAAAGAAATAACAAACATGGCAGCAAACATAGCAAACTGGGCTACCGAGTTAGCAAACAAGGACAAGTCTGCTGAGGAGAAAGCCCTGTCTAAGGCAAGAAAGATGGAGAAGGATTTGGCGAAGATGGGCTGGAGATGGTGCGAGGTCAACAAAAGACTGAAAATCTTCGTTCCATGTGATAAAGACGGCAATCCGACTCCGCTTGGTCAGGAAAAGATAAGGAAACAGAAACTTTTGATGGGTATTTAAATAAAAAATCCTAAAATATTTTTGAATATTCAAAATAGTTTCTTACCTTTGCGACGATAAATTCTTTTTATGGCATTTTTTTTGTGTTTATGGCAACGAACCGCCGAGAGGTCAAGTAGTTGCTTTTCAATAAATCATTTACTAAACATTATACATTATGAAAATTGAATTCGAAAAAGAAGTGTTACAGTTCTTGAACCTGCCGAGCATTCCAGTAAAGGAGTTCGACGGCAAGTCTGTGTTCAAGGACGGAGTCGCCATAGTTGAACTTACAGGCGACAGGTTGGGATATGCAGTCGCTACGTTCACAGAAGAGGACAAAGAGCCGCGTATCAAGAAGACGTTCTCAGTTGAGCCGTTCGGCAAAATTACGAAGATATTCGTCGTACCTCCTTACATGAATGTCGATATCGAGCACGCAGACGTGGACAACGATTCAAAGAAGGCCATGGAGCAGCTTGCAGAAGAGGCCGCTGAACTTGAGAATGAAGGTGTTGACGAAAATAAGACAGACATTCCTGAGAACGAGTGGTGCTTTGACGAAATCCACAACATAGACGAGGCAAAGGCTTGGCTGAAGTCCTATAACAGCAGAAACAAGATTCGCGGCAAGCTGCCAAAGGACGAGGAGACCATCAAACTCCGTCTTCTCACCATCTGGAAGGAATCACACAACAACAAACAATAAACGAAAACAATTATGGAGAAAAAGAAACCAACAAACGCCCAGTTACAGAAGAGACTTGACAGGGCCGTCGTACACGTAGACATGACAAAGAACGTGCGTTCAATATTCTTTGGAGACAAGGGACTCAGACTGACAGACGCAGATGAAGTCGTGCTTGTCCAGACTGCATTCCACACACATATATTCCAGAAGGCTACGAGCTCTGGCTACAGCCGTCCTGCACTGTATGTGGCAAGGGTTATCGACATCGCACTGTCAAACAAGGAATATGAGAGTGTGTCGAAGGCAGAGTACGGATATTCGTATTCCAAGCTGTTTGAAATCCTGAAGAAGCAGGAGGACAATACCGAGTACAATATCTGCAGATACGTCGACTGGTGGCTGTTCAATATATTCCAGCCGCTGTACCAGATTGACGAGAATGATGCGAGCCAGTTCATGACGTACTACAACTACATGAGCAACGTCGCAGCCAACACGGTCATTCTTGAGGAGCATAAGGAAGGTCTCACCAACAAGCAGTTCGTTGAACAGAGAAACAAGCTTGTTGACGAGTTCCTGAAGAACGTCACGGAGACGACTATTCTTGAACCCATGTCTGACGAACAGCTGGCCAAGGAGAATATGAAGGCCATACAAGAAGAGGAGATTGAACAGAAACTCAAAGAGAACTAGACTGCTATGGAAGAATGGATGTCAGTATCGGAATATGCACGTAAGGTGGGCAAGTCTACCACCTACGTGTATTCTCTGATTCGGGATAAGAAAGTGGAATACAAATCCTTCAACCGAGGGAAATATATCGGATATCTAATCAAGAAAAATTAATTATGGTAGCAAAGTCAACACAGTACTATCGCACGCATCCGAAGGCGCGTGAGAAGAAGAAGAAGTACGATAGTGAGTTCGAGAAGAAGCCTGAGCAGGTAAAGAAGCGCGTCGAGCTCAAGCGGGAGAACCGTGAGCATGACGAGAAGTATGGCAAGGCATCTCGCAAGGGCAAGGATTTGTCACACACCTCTCATGGTCTTGTATACAAGTCAAAGTCCGTTAACAGGGGGAGTAAGTCAGATACCGCAGGAGACCGACGTGCTCGCGGTGGCAAGAAGAAGAGATGAGCGTATGAACAACAATCTTACAAAAGGACATCTTCAAACCCTCAGGGAGAATTACGAGAAAGCGTGTAATGAGTATATCAACACGCTTCTCAATCTCTGGGAGCTTTCACCAGAAAACGGATGGTGGGTTGGTGAGGTAGGCAGTATATATTGTCACGAAGCGAATGTATCCATGAACATGGAAGAAATAATATACTGCATAGAGCACAGTGTTAGTCTTAACACCTACTATCAATTTATCGACTACACAGAAAAATGTGACGAATACAATTTCAACCGTCTGTCTCTGAAAAGTTTCTGTGAAGGTGCTCCACGAGTACCACAAGAGACGTTCGACAGATTCGACGCTCTTAAGCAGGAATTAAATAAGTGTATTAACGACACCAAATCTAAATTCTGATGGCGACAAAAGCAAGGAAACGAAAAGGAAAAATCCGTATCAAGCAGAGAGTCCTTATCGAGAAGAAGGACAAGACCAATGTTGTCAGGCCTAATACGACTAGGTATCCTAAGGCAAGGACGAAGGTTCCTTCGAATGGTGTTGTGTTCAAAGTAAAGCTGAAAAAGAAACAATGATTCACAATCTTGCAAACGGAGCAAGACGGTATCTTATCCGTATTGGAAAAGCACTTCCGTTCTTGCTCTGTTTTATTCTGTCTATATGTTACGCAGAAAACGCGTTTTCTTTGGCCACAGGACGTTTTCTAGAGTTCGATGGATACATTATACTATCGACGCCGATTTCGACGTTTATAGCCGAGTTTTTCGAGTACGACATTTTGATTGTGATTATTACACTTATCGTAAGCATAGCAATCGAGGCCTGTAAGTGGAACCTGTGGGCGACGTTCTATCTGGGTGTCCATCTGGCAGAGAAATCATACTTTACCTTTGAGCTCGAAATATGGCAGATATGGGTCATAATTTGCGGAAATTTCCTCGTATCTGTATTATTTTGTTATAAAGGAATGAAAATTTTAGTTAAATAGTGTTTCAAAATTTGCATATATAAAATATTATTCCGAATTTTGCAGCGTGAAACAAGGTGGCGTACTTGTGTAACGGACATACGAATTATCATTTGAAGGCTCAAGCCAGACAATATAAAAACGATTTCCAACAGAAGTGACGCCACACCGAAGTTGGATTTCTTGTTTTATAAGGTCTGGCTTTTCTTGTTTTCACTCGCTAAGACAATAGCAAGAAACATGGTGCAAGTCATACGATATTGTGAGTCAAAGCCGTCAACGCAGGGATTATCGGGGTCATCTTACGTTTACCCTGTAGGACGAAAAGAACCGCCAAAAGGAACATGGGATATATGCACGAATGGCGGACGCTGATGGAATAAGGATGCGTGTGCGCAAGTGGAAATTTGTAAAGCCTGACACCCGACGTTTGAACCACCAACCGAGGGGCGATTGAAAAAGCCGATTCCCTAATGCGGAGTTTCAAGAGCAAAATCATCCAATTCTCACCGCTGAATTAATTTTCTCGGTGGGTAAGGGGATGATTTGCGAAATCCCCTACACTTAAACCCTTTGCGGTTAATGTTTTAGTATGATAATAATTTAAACAATATAATATATGACAAAAGAAGAAAAACTTAAAGAACTTATAAATCATGTTGAAAAACTTGGTTTAAAGTATTCAAAGACAAAGTTTCCAGAAATGCACTCTTGTCATCTTTTTGTTTTGCCGTACAAAATTGCAGTACACCTTTGCGGTATAAATGATGACGAGTTTCGGAAGAAATACAAAAAACGTATATTTATACATGACGACATTTCTATTGAAGATATTATCCACAACTTTGATGAATTAGCAAGCAAACTTGATTGGGCTTACGAACATCGTGACGAAATTCGAGCAAAGAAAGAAAAGAATATGCAGTATCATCAAGAATGTTGGCAGCGTCACCTTGACAGACTTGCACGACGTGAGACACACGAAAAGAAAATGGCTGAGATAAAAGCAAAGAAAGAAGCAGAAAAACCAAAGCGTAAACGTCAAAGAATTGTTAGATACGAAAAAGTGTAATATTAAATAATACAAAATATGGAGATAAAAGGAAAAGTACATTGTTTCTTCGAGCAGTCGGGGACGTTCAAGCGAGAGTTCATCAAATTGGGCATACCTGCCGAGGACTACGACATTCAGAACAACTTCGGAGAGACTGACCATGTTACGGATTTATTCGGAGCAATAGATGATGCTTACGACGGGAACCCGTCAATAATAGACACGGTTACTGAGGATGACTTAATCATAGCATTTTATCCGTGCGTTTACTTTTGCCAGATGTCGCAATACATGCAATCGTTAAACTCCGTCAACTATCGGTCACTAACCGATGCACAAGCCATTGACAAGATAATCGAAAGGCAGATGAAACGAAACGAATATCTTGTAAGACTTACGAAGTTTGTAGGGGTTTGCCTTCGTCGAAATCTTCGCATGATATTCGAGAATCCAATAACGGGGTCATTCCTTAACAATTACTTCCTGAAATCGCCAACTATCAAAGACAATAATCGAATGATGCGAGGCGATTACTACGTGAAGCCAACTGGCTACTGGTATTGGAATTGTGAGCCTACATACGGACAAAGTATTCAGCATGACAAGGAGCAAAAGTTGATAGACAAAGCAGAAAGCAGATGGACGCAAACTGCTGGCTTATGCTCCGAAGAGCGCAGCATGATTTCGCCCGACTATGCCCGCAACTTCATCTGCGACTTCATCATCGGCAAAGAGCAAGAGCAACTTGGAATACAACTTTCACTATTTTAATAATACACAATATATTATTAACAAAAAAAAAAGTAACGATTATGAAAATTAACAAGACGTTAGTAAAGAACATTATTAAGTCGATTTTCTTGAACGACAATTTGTTCTCGGTAATTGGAGTGGTAGCTGGTGTTGTCGATGGTCTTATCCGCTATTTCTGCGGACAGACCGACAAGGCAATCTTTTGGATTTTGGTTGCGTTGGTATGTCTTATGAACCTTAAGGAAACGCCAAAATGAAGCATTTTAAGGCTACTATCAAGGAAAATGGGAGTGATGGCGTGATTCGTCACGCCTTCCCAGAACAAACAATAAGGCTATGGATTTGATATTCTATGCACTACTGATAATCTCGCTTGCCTACCTCTTTGTTAGCGCAGGCGACGAAGGAAATGGAAACGAATGATAAAAAGACAACAAGGCTATGGAAGAAATAAGATTTGGAGACATCAAGAAAATGGACTACAACGACGATTTGTTGTTCAAGTACGTTCTTGTTGACTTACTATACAAAAAATTGATTGACGTAAACTTTGTACTTTCATGCTACACGGATGCGCTTGACAAGGAACGCCACCTGAATACTATGCGTTTCAACGAGGCTTGTGTTAATCTCACACAGATGCTTGGAGGTAATTTCAAGGGCAAGGAAAAGCAAAAAGCAATTAAGCGTGCTATTCACACATTCAACCTCAATACAACGCTTGTGCCGCACGTACACGACAAAAAATACGGGTACACTTGCGAGGACGAAAAAGAGTGGGATGAATTTTGTAAGAACATATACGGAACAGATTTAAGAAAATAACATGCAGGAAATCAACGACAGGGCATACACATTGAGACTGGAACCTATACCAGATAACGGTAATGGTAAGTTCAGGAAAGGACACACTCCTTGGAATAAGGGGATGACTTGGAAGGAGATGGGTATGACTGATGAGCAGATGCAGAGTAAGATTGCCATCCTGAGGGAGAACAAAAAGAAGAATACCTACGCCCACATCCCTGACTTGGTTGCCATGCATGAGAAGCCAGTCATACAGATGGATGAGTACGGCAACAAGCTTCACTGGTACAGGTCGAGCGCACAGGCAGCTCGGAAACTCGGACTCATAGGCAGGAATATTAGGAAGGTGTGCAGCGGAGAGAGATACAGCTGCGGAGGCTTTAGATGGAAGTTTGATGAGAGATTTTAGGTGCTGAACGAAAAAAGTTCCAGAAATATTTGGAATATTCAAACAAAGTTCGTATCTTTGCAGACGAATAGGATTTTTTGCTATAAATAAAGTATTTAAAGGTTAATACTACCAAGCCAAGGTGCTGTGAAGCATAGTAGGCTTTTACGAAGTGAAATGTGTGCTTATAAATTATATATAAATGATTTTACTCGATTAGTTACACAGCCGAGCGAGGTTTACGTAGAATGTGGTGATTTCATATTCTTTATAGTTTTTACAGCCGATACATTGTGAAATGCAGTAGGCTTTGTATTGGATTCATTATCCTTCAAAACAACATATCTATATTTTTCTGCTAATTGATTAATAAAGATGAGTTGTCTCAAGCTGAGGCGTTGCGAAATGTAGTAAGCTTTGAACAGATATCGCGGTAGCAGTGTGACAGTCGCATGCTGGGCTCATAATCCAGAGGTGGGAGGCAGGTTCCACTACCGCAACAAATAATTTCACGGAAACAATTGTTAAGCTATGAAGATTTCATTTAAAGTAGACGACGTACTTCCTATGATGTCGCAGGCGGCATCCGTCGTCAATCCAAAGTCACCGATTCCTGTCCTTACCAGCCTTGTCATCAAGACACGTAAGAAGACTGGGAACGCAACAGTCACCGCGTCCGACAGCAACACATGGATAGACATGCTCATGCCTCTTGTCGGAGAGGAGAAAGGTGATGATTTTGCATTCACCGTAAACTCGAAAGACTTTGTCGCGGCCCTGAAGAATCTGTCTGGCAAGACGGTCACACTTGAGCTCAACGAAGAGTCTCACATTGCAAAGGTTACGTACGACAACGGTTATTTCAATATACCGTACGACTCTGCGAACGACTTCCCGAGGCCAGTGCCAAGCACGGGAAACAGCGTAGAGTGCTTGGTGGATGCAGGCGTTTTGTACGATGCGATATCTTCGGTTGTATTTGCGGCGGCATCCAATCTCGTAACCATGCCTTATCTTAACGGAATACATATAGACGTAAGAAATGACATGCTTGTCGCTATTGCTTCAGACTTCAACCACGTGGTGCTGTTCAAGGACCATTCGGTACGTTCTGACACAGACACTGGAGACGGAATCAATATACCTAACAAGCCAGCGCGTATCGTCGAGTCGATTACGAAGAATACTGAAGGTGTCGTAAAGCTTTCGTTCTGCGACAACACGTTCTCTGTTTCATGTATGTACTACAGGGTGATATCACTGCTCAACGAAGGCAACTATCCAGACTTCAACAGGATTCTTCCGAAGGAGAGCCCAATCAATGTCACTCTGACAAGAGAAGACCTCCTGTCTGCATTAAAGAGAATACAGCCGATGAGCAACACGGCCAGCGAGCTCGTCGTATTCAACTTTACGGAAGGCAACCTCAATATCAGCGTTGAGGATGTTGACTTCTCAAAGTCGGCAGGAGAGGACATCAAGTGCGACTATACTGGAGACGGTTTCCGTATAGGACTCAAGTACAGCTACATGGTATCCCTTCTTTCAAACCTGTCTGGCGATAACGTTACCATGAAGATGTCGCTTCCACAGAAGCCAGTCGTAATTGTTCCAGATTCTCAGGGAGAGACCAGAGAGGTTATATCAATTGTCATGCCCATGAAACTTAACGGAGATGTACAATGAACAACAATACGCCTACACTCATGCAGAGCGAAGAGGAGCGTGCTCCTTGGAACCAGCCTTTGAATGAACTTTACGACTGGTGCGATAAAGAGGAAGACGAATGAAAGACGACATCGTAAGCGGATACGTGGAGCGCAAAGGAGAGGGCCGATACGAGGGCGAGATTCTCGTCGAGCGTGTCGACCTGTCTCCTATTGAGGCTGTGTTTTTCAAGCAGAAAGAGGATATGTATCTCTGGCTGAAAAGAAAGCCTGTTCTCGAATATGACAGGAAGGCGATGAAATACAATGAACGCCATCGTAACCCACAGTGGGAATGCTTCCTGAAGAAACAGATGGACGGAGACGCAGTGGCGTACAAAGGCGAGTTCGTATTCATGCATTTCAAATTCTCTATCGTAGGCGTATGGGATACCGTTCTCGGAACAGACAAGAAGGCAAGACTTAACCTGTTCGTTGAACGTATGCCGATGTCACAGCAGACTATCATAAACAGTATAAACGAAAGGAAAAAGAATGAAACAGGACGAGGAAATAAGGGATGAGTTAATTGCAAAGGAACACAGCAGTACGGAGGATATATGCAGGCTCCTGAGAGAGCATGAAAGCGATATCCATTCGTACCTTGCACAGTTCGTTGCCTCCATCTGCGATGTCGACATAGACCGTATGATGAACGACTGTGGAGATAACGCGAGATATACTGCACAATGCAGGTGGCTTTTCTGGCTTGCATACAGGTATCTGACAAGCGAGCCATACGGAAAGATGGCAGAGAGGTTGGGAAAATACGGCAAGAAATTCACAACTTCTGGAATCAACTTCGGCGTCAATAAGATGTCGCAGATGGTCGACGAGGATACCGTCTGGAAAAAACGCTGGATAATGGTCAAGAGAATCGTCAGGATATACAACGAGTCAACCAATATTCCGATGCAGACCGAACGCCAGCGTGACAGCATAAAGATTGTCATATATAAGCCAGCAGACGCGGATGTAAAAGTCGAATTCAAAAATGAGTAGCATGAAACATGAACAAGTAATATACGGACAAGCTCCATCAAAAGCTAACACATACCGAATCATTACCATAAACGGTCATGGCAGTCTTGGAAAAACAACTGCAATGAAGAAGTATGAGCATGATTTTTTTCTTCAGTGTGGAGCATACCGTAACAAGAAAATAAGCGGATTTTTTGAGCTGTACTTGGATGTATACTTTAAGAGTAACCAACCAGACCTTGATAATTCGCTTAAAGTGATTTTGGATTGTCTACAGGAATGTAAGGCCATTAAGAATGACCGCAACTGCGTAAAGATTGTGGCTAATAAATTTGTCGACAAAAATAATCCGAGAATCGAATTTACAATCGTAGAAGTAGGAAAACAAGCAACAGAGGACAAATAATATGGAATCATATATTGACATTAAATCGTCATTACACATTCGCGGAATAGATATAGACGAGAAGCAGTATTTCTTCGTCCTGTCGTGCGTGATAGGAGAAAGGCCTGAGGTCGCCTATGCGATGATATACGACACAAAGCTATTCAATCATGCCATAGAGACAGAGGACGAGGAAGAATACCTTTCTTCTGTGAAGGGTGATGCAGAAATAAGACTACAGCAGCAGGATGAAAAGCAACTGTTTGATATACTTGAGTCTGATTACAAGGCAGATATTCAAGCAAAGGCAATGAATCTGGAAAATTATTCGTTCACAGCAGGTCAGGCAATCCAGATTCTTCAGAACCTTCTTCATGACAGGGCAAATGACATTTCGTCATCTTCTGCAAAGGATATCATATCAATCATCAACTCTCTGGCTGCGCAGGGTGCTCTACAAAGTGGAGATAATTTCGACAGCCACTTTGTCCACATACATGACAAGTTTAACTCCCTTTGTGTATGCGGAAGAGAGATAGATGTGTTTGCTGGACTTGACTGTATATGTCCACATTGCGGTCAGGTGTATAAGTGGAGCGAGGCTGAGAAAAGATTCTATCCTGAAGCAACAAAACTATGACGACTATGGAAACAAAAGGAATTATTATCAGTAAAGAAGACTACGAACGCCTAACTGATGTTGAAAAGAACTTTAATGATAAAGTTAAAGAAAACAAGGAGTCGTTCAAGAAAGGTTTGGAAGATGCTATAAAAGGCAATCTTGTAAAGGTGCTTTGGATAAATGATAAGTATTATGCAGACCTTATGGGATGCGATTTGTCAGATGAAGGCATTGACAAGTTTATAAGACGTGAGGATGCGGATTTTGTAGATAATGTGTCTGCAAACTGGTCTTATGATAGGGATAAACTTGTAAATGAGCACAAAGACAAAAGAACCACACAAGAACAAATAAACAAATTTGGAGATGCCTATAAAGAACAAATCATAGCAAACCAAAAGAAATCCATTCGTAACCTTTGGTGGGCTTTCGCTATTATGTCTATGGCTTGGCTGGTACAACTAATTGCGTATATAATGAAATGACAAAACTTAAACAGAGAAAACGTTATGCAAAGCACAGTAATTCTATTAAGACAAAATAGTCAAGAAATCCGCGACGCAATAAAGGCTGGTGGCATAGACGTTTGTATATGCGCTAACTTTGTCGATAGCGTTTGGCTTGACTACTACCCGACGATTGGTAGTGTACATGGCATTGGCTATCCTTACGAGGGCATGACAAGCGAACAGACGATTGCGTTCATTGAATACGAATGGAAGCAATACAACACTAAGGTGATAGAATGTAAGGACGTTCAAGAGTTTATCAACGAAATAAAAAAGTCAGAATATGGAAACGAAATTGAACGAAAACGAGGTAAAAGAGGTTGCTAAGATGCAAATGAAGATTGACGCATACGAGTCCTTTATCAGCACTATTGGCGTAATGTTAGCGACAAAGAAAACCAACTTGAACTATCTTGTGTTCGATGGCACTCCGTTTACAAAAGAGATGAACAGAATATGGCGGTTTGTAAAAGAGAAAGTCAATGAGGGTAAGGAGAATAACAGGAGCGTGATTTGATTAGAGCGCATTTTTAGGCTCTCTGACGGCATTTTACCGCATCGCCCTATAAGTTATCCGCCGAAAGAATTTTAAACGCTCAGAATGAAAAATATTAAAAACTGTGTAAAATGCATAGAAAACAAATAGGCTCGCTTCCGACGTGGTTGCAAGCCTATTATGAAAGTTTAACCCTTCATCCTTTGCTTCTACAAAAATTATTCGTAACTTTGCAAAAGAAATAAACGCTTATCCACCACTAAGCGAATATATAAGACTAAATGGATTTGTCTCGTTAGATGCGTGGTGGCTCTTTCGGGGCATTTCCGTTTTTATATTTATGGAAGAAATTTGGAAAGACATTGAAGGGTTTGAGAATGATTACATGGTTTCGTCTTATGGGAGAATTATGATGAAAGAACATAGTTGTTTAATGCCAAATGGAGGGACTAAGGTAATTCCGAATCACATTCTCAATACCATAACCACAAAAAATAAATACGTTTGCGTTTCTTTAAAAAAAAGAACGTATTATGTTCACAGACTTGTCGCAAAAGCGTTTCCAGAAATATGCGGGTTATGGTTCGATGATTGCCAAGTTGACCATATAAACACAATAAGAAACGATAATATGGCAACAAACCTTCGTGTTGTGTCAGCACACGAGAATAGTACAAATCCCATAACCATCAAACATCAAATGGAAGCAAAGTTAGGCAAGAAGATGCCGATTGGTTTTAGAGAATTGCAAAGACAAATACATTTAGGTAATAATCTTTCTTGTCAAACAAAAGAGAAAATAAGAAATTCTTTACTGAATAATCCCCTTATAAGTAAAAGAGTGTTGCAATTGGATTTAGATGGTAAAGTGATAAAAGAGTGGGCAAGCAGCAAGGAAGCCGAAAGACACGGTTTTCATCACAGCAGTATAAATTTGTGTTGCAAAGGAATTTATAAACAACACAAAGGTTTTATTTGGAAATATTTATAAACAACAACAAAAAAGAAAGAGCCTACACAATGAGGCTCTATCTTATATCTGCAATTTCTTCCATAATTCTTTGGAAGATAAACCCAGACAAATATGCAAAGTCCTCTCCAGAGCAAGGCTTATTGTAGAATGCTGTTATAGCAGATGCTGTGTGTGCCGTCTCATGTACAATAGTATTTAAGAATTGTCCTTTTGATGTGGCTCTTCCTATGAACATTGCAGACATTCTCAAATCATCACTACTTACAGTCATTCCGCTGTTAAAAGTAGAAAGAACGTTAAGTGAACGGTTTATTGAACGTCTATTCATTCCGAAGCTTCTACACAACACTTCTATATCTCTGTAGTCAGACTCGTTAAAGTCGTAACAAAAAATTATTCCCCAAGATTCTTCTGGGATTTCGATATAAGCTTTTTTCATAGACTTAAAAGAATCTTTCCCAATAAATAGGAATCCCCATTACGTCCATCTTAGCCTTAAAGCAAGCGAGAACTGCTGTTGGCTCACAGTCTGGGTCACATATTGTTTCTTCGATAAACAACGCACGATGCTTGTCATCTTCAAGAGATTTTTTATAATCTGCTTCACACATGTGCATTAAGTAATATCCGTCATAGTAAGACTCGTCTGGCAGCTTTAGCTTGTTTGTCTGCAAGAACTCATCGTATTCTTCCAATGTCTTTTTCTTTACTGGCTCTAACATTCCTGTTGTCGGGTTTTCTTTTCTCATGTTAGAGATTGCCCACTCAGCTAATTTTTTGTTGAAGTGACAATGATATTTACTGTTGTAAATCTCTTCCTCTTCGCTTTTATATACATAATATTCCATTTTTTTGTTCCCTTTCTTTTTTATAATGGGGAAAGGGCAAAAACACCCAATCCCCAAAAGTTAATTACTAAAGATACCTTCCACGGCTATCGCGCTGACGACGGTAGTGTTCATCTTCTGAATCTTCCCATCCCGCACGATACCCGTGCTCATACATCTTATCACGCTCTTCTTCGTGGCGCATCATTGGATAATAGCCATCACCACGCATCATTCTGCGCATGTTGTGACGAACGCTCTGCATTTCATCGTCACGGTCTGTGTTGAAAATCAAATATCCCACTTTGATTACCCTTTCTTACTTTTGTGGATTAAACATTGCTTGGCGAAGGGGAGTCCAACTTCTGCAAGATTCCAAGGATTGTGTCGAGTTTCTTGTCGGTCTCTGACTGACGGCGTTCAAGGTCTGTAATAGTGCGAGCCTGTTTCTTGTTTTCCGCATACTGAGGGTTCAATACCTCAAGCATCTTTTCCGATTCGGCAATGACTGATTTGTGATAAGCGACCTGCTCCAAAGCCTTTTTGGATGTTTGCAGCATGTTGTCAACGGCTTGCAGCATTGCCTCACGGCTACCGCTGAATGTAACATTGCCCTTTGCGGCAATTTCTACACCAACAGGTATGTCGTTGTAAGTTTCGTCTTTCCCGTTCAACGACACAGTGATGTCTATGACTTGTTGTGGCTGCAAGCCCGTCATAAGATTCGGGGTAGATGTTGGAAACTTAACGTGAGGCTGTGTTTTGGCCTTAACTGTGCCAACATCGAGAGTTGGCTTTTCTCCTTGACGAAGAATGTAAAGAGGACTACCCTGTCCAAGTGATGAAAAATCCATATTGATTACTTTTTTTATTGTTAAATACTAATTACACTACGGTACGTGACATTAACATCAACGAGCCGTTGAATCTGTCATTCAACACCAAAATTGCACTTACGTTGAGTAATTCTGCGGCAGTGACGTTTTCGCCGTTTGGGAGTGTCAACTGACGTGTAGTGCCATTTAGTGTTAAAGTAACAGGTAGTGTCGTTGTAGCATCGGCAGGTATCACATCCGAAATACGGAGAGTGAAATAGCCAAGAGGCTGAATCCTGCGAAAGCCCATTGCAATGTCGATAGTCTCAGTACCAACAGTGGTCTTTGTTGAAACAAGTAGTGGAATACCACCCATATTTGTTGCAATATTATTAAAACAACTCATACTATATACCTCCTATCCACTAAATGTTAGAAACCAAAACCGTTTCCGAACCAACCGTTTCCGTAGAAGCCACCCATATATGGAGTGTTGTTTACGGCGGTAACATTTGGATATGTTACGGCGATGGTGTTTGGCATCTTGTTCTTGATGTCGTCAACTTGGTTCTGGATTCCTGCGAGCTGACCAAGGATAGGTGCAACTGCCTGCTGAACAACACCAGTAGTAAAGTTCTGAGACTTCAACGAAGCAACCTCGGCTGTCAAAGCGGTAATCTCGCGGTCTTTGCGGTTCGACTCCATAGCGTCGAGCTTGTTGTCGATAGCAAGGAAGTTACGGTTCATGTTGTCCGTCAAAGCGTAAGTTTGCTGGCACATAGCCAATTGGTCGGCAGCAGCCTTTGCCTGTACCTGATTACCTACACCATTGATTGCGTTCTGCAAGGTGTTGGTCTGCTGACAAGTAGCAAGCTGTTGGTCGCAGCAACACTTCTGGAATGCGCTGATAATGCTTGCGTCACCACTCTGGATGGAGTTGATAATCTGAGGAACGCTTACTGCCTGCTGCAAAGCAAGGTTGCTAAGAGCGGACTGTACATTGTTGACAGCACCGTTTACAAGATTGAAATCCTGTCCGAGCATAGTGCTCAGTGTCTGAATAGCCGTGCGTGAAGCCTCGCCTTGGTTGGTGATAGCGTTCATTATAAGTTCACGGCCAGAATCGTTCGAGAGCTGATTAGCCAAGAAAGCCGCGCCTGAGTTTCCTCCGCCAAAGCCTCCATTGCCAAATCCGCCATTGTTCCAGCCGAACATTGAAGCAATGATAGCCAATCCAAATAAGTCAGCAATCCCGTTCATGCCGTAGTTACCGCCGAACAGGCCACCACCCATACCGAAACCGCCGATGGGTATCGAGAATGGAATATTGCCGAAACCTCCGTTGTTTCCTGAATTTTCAGGAAGTTGATAAATCTCTGCCATAGTTTTTTTTCTTTTGTTTTGTTGTTAAAAAAGATGTTAGTTATCTCAAGTGTAACGTTACGCTGGCAAAGATAATGTGTTTTTCTGTTATGTTAAACGCGTACTCAATTAAGTCCGTAGCAATAATGAAATACGGACAGCACAAAACAAAAGAACGCGTCACAATGGCGTACTTTCACAAGTCCAAAGTGAAAGTAAAATCCCCCCATAAACAAAGGCTTTTCCCCATATAATTTTTTATAAAGGGATATTTTTCTGCGATATTAAAAATCGTATCTACTTGATTATCAATACGTTATATTATTATTTACTAACTAAAATTTTTCAAAACTATGTCACCAAAGATTCGTTACCGCCTTGTGTTTGAATACGCAAAAAAAGGAATCACTAATAAATGATTCCCTTTTTCTTATTATGAAAATTTGTGGATTTCCACTTTAATTTATTGAATTAACACAAAATCGCTATCACTATAGCCTTTTTTATAGACAGTTGTAGTTCCATCTGATACTCCATGAAATTCCATTCTACCTCCATTATAATCTTTATAAATTGTAACAAATATATTTGAATCGGCAGGAGATATAAGAAGAAAGGCGACACTAGATTGCATTTGATTTAAAAAATAATCTTTTGCTATTTCCAGTCCTGTTTTGTTGCTATCAGCAATTTGTATCAGAGCATGATTTGTAGGGTATTCTCCCAGCGCGTTTGCAAGACTGGATAAATCAGTATAGTCCTTGTAAAATGAAGGATAACCAATAGCCACATCTTGCCAATTGTATATTCTGTCACCACCACCACCATCTCGGTATATTTTGGTTTGTCCAGTTACAATATCAAAAGCAAAAGCCATTACAAAACGGGTTCTAGCCCAGTGTGTTTTATCTATTGAAACGACACAATATTGAAACGGAAAGTCGTATTGACTATGGCCGTTGCTATCTTGGTCAACATAATAAACACGCCTACCATCTGTTAAATTTGCCATATTTTCAAAAGAGCCTCCAGTCCATGCTCCAGCAAATTGCTCACCAAGAACACTTGCAAGGTTAGCCATAGTCATGTGACCGTCTGGCGTACCATCGTTACCACAAAGCATGACGTTAGAGCCTGTAGTCTTTGCTGTTGCGAATATTTCTTTTATTCCATTTACTAAAGTTCCCATAATAAAATATCTTTTTAAATTGTAAAATTATTTTCTTGTAAATATCTTTTACATAGTTATTTTCTTCCAAGTGACCGTCGTATTCGAACCATGTGTGACAAGTTCACCATTATGCGTAACGCTTGAATTGTTGTGCGTCACCACATGGCTAGGTACGCCCGTAATCTGCTCGGAATTGATAAACACCTCTTGGTTTACGCCTATAAGCGAATGTTGCGCGAATGTCGTATCTGGCGGCGTGTTGATGACCTGCCCAATGATTTTAACCTCGTTCTTAGCCACAAAGCTATTGTACAAGGACTTTAGTAATCCCCATACCGTCGTAAGACCTGCGCCATCGAGTTTCTTATCAGCCGTTTGTACTGCCATCGCCTTTTAAGTGTTGTTGTTATGTTCCGTTCGGTGCTATATGCTGCGAACTTACGGGGAACACGTTCTGCGTTAACAGCGTCTTGCATATTCCCCATAAGTCGCCTAGCCCACGACCATTTAGTTTCTTGTCGTCCGTGCTTACTGGCATATACTCTGTATTTCAGCCGTAGAAAGCACTTCCACGTCATCTAACTTTGCATAGTTAGACATGTCAATGTAACCTTGGTAGACATCGAACTTGTAAACGGCGGGCGTAGAACCCTCTGCTGGCGTGTTCTCGATGACATAGACGTTAGTACCCTTTGGATAGGTCTTTGTCTTTCCCGATTCGTAGTCCTTAAAGCGGTCGTCGATAGTAAAGCTATCCTCCATGTTCCACATCCAGCCTTCGTTCGTGCTAGCGGGTGTAGGCAGGTTGGCAAAGAGAATACCGCCCTTGGGTTTGATAACGGACTGCATCTTTGAGTCAATAGCAGCATTGACTTGTGCAGACGTCTGATAGCCTGCGCCATTTCCGATTTCAGAGTTGTCGGTAGGCACTGGAATGTTTACCGCCTTAGATGATGGTGTCAACGCCACGTTGTTCACCTTAATGGTTTCGATGACGTTTGCCTGCGCACCAGCTGCGATACCGTCCAACTTGTCTTTCAACGCGCCAGTAAAGTTCTGGTCGGTATGCACATAGTTGGCATCCGATGGAAAGTTCGAGTCGTTCGTAAGGTCGCTTGTCTTGGTGGGAAATGAAAGCGCGCTAATAGCATCGCTTACAAGTGACTTTATCAAACCCCATAAGGTTGACAAGCCAGCACCATCGAGCTTTTTGTCGTTTGTTTGTACAGCCATAGTTGTATAAAATTTTTAAGTGTTATGTTTATTTATCTGCAAATCATTCGAATTTCAAATTCCGAAAGGGTTTCTCCCTCTTCTTCTACCTGCTGCTCGACGTTGCGTAACGTTTGCACGTGTTCTTTCGTCATCAAGCCGCGTTCACGGGTGCTGGCATCTGGATATATCGTCTTTTGCTCGACAGCATCCAAATCGTCCTTTACCTGTTTTCCGTATTTGTCTAACTTGTATGCCATAGCTTTCTTCTATTTTTTACCTTCTTACCAAAACACATTGACCGTCGATAAGCATGATAACACCTTCGTTGACCAACAAGAACTCCCATTCGCCTTGCGATGTCCTACACATAAGTGATGTCTTGATGGTTAGCCCGTCGCCGTCCTTTCGTTCCGTCGCAACGTCAACGCCCGTGTTCTTTGGTTCAAGGTCTATCGCCATCCTATGCGTCATATCCATAACATCTACACTTGGTGCTTTGTCGTTCTTAAGCCATGCGCTAGCCGACATATCACCACCACCTTTGTGCGTGACGGTGACTGTTGTACAGCCATGAATGCCGCAACTATAACCGTGTGTTATGATGTCACTTTGCATAAGAATGTCTTTTGTACCTCTTGTCTAAAGCCGTCATCGAAATCCGCGTCGGGAACTTGCGCCAACGTCGTAAGATAGTAGTCGCCAGTACCTAGCGTTTCCGTCGGCAACGTGAATAAGAACTCATCGTTCTGCGTAAGAATCATTTCCCCCTTGTCTATCTCCACCGACTTTTGCATGTTGTTAATGATGACCTTAAAGTCATCTTCCAACATGTCAAAGCCCTCGGCCTCGATATTCAACGAGAATTTGAGTTCCGTCCCCAAATAGATGGGTCTTTCGACAATTTCGCTTACATTATCTGCCATATCGCCAATCAAATACGTATTTACTAAAAATTGTTATAACGATGCAAAAATAGCATATTATTTTTAATACTACAAATTTTTTATCGTTTTTTTATTGTTTTTTTACGATTTTCCTCGAAATAGCGTCACGAACGTACGATTTCTTGAACAAATAACGTACAAAAGAGTAGAGTTTTCGTTCGTAAGGATATGACAGGTCGTTTTCGTTCAAATACGCTTCCTGCTCGAACGAAATGTTCTTATATGCCAAGTGACCGTCAAAGCCATAAGCTACCCAACGTACGAACCATTCAACACCATACCACACAAAGAATAACACCCAAAGCATTTCAATTTGTTGCTTACCATGTATCGTTTCGTGATTGATGTCATTATTTTTAAGGGCGCGTGCATCTTTCCTAACAAAGATGAAAGGAAAGACACACATTGCCAAGTAACCCTTAAACGGTATAATGTTGTTATAAACGATTTTCATAGTGCCTATCTATTGTGCAACCAATGAATACCATAAAGGATAAGCACCAACGGCCAAAAGATGCTGAATACCACATTTTCAAACTCGTTGTTGTCCCATTCCTTAATCTTGTTATAAGCAACAAAGATACCGATAATGTACAATGATAAAATAATAATAATTGTTGTTGTCATAATGATTCTGTTTTTTAGTTATTAAAATATGTTACTTGTCGCGCGTGTTATGCACAGTCGTACTCCTTCCACCTGAACTCGCCGCTATAATAGAAGCCTACGAATATTCTTGGTCTCTGCTCGTTGAATTCATGGCCGCTTGAGGATGTCGAGTCTTCGTATCTCAGAGTGCTTGAGTCAGACTTGTAAACATAGTGGCTAGCCTTCACGCTCTTGCAGTTCGGAGCAAAGATAACCATGCCGCTCTCTGGGTTGGCAGGAAGATTTACGTTGCTTTTCAAGACGACATTCTGTGGCATGGCAACAGGCAAGGAACCATAACCGCTTTCATAGCCTTTTCCGATTATCTTATTCGTCCTTACCTCATTTGTATCCACATAGGAATAGCTTACATGCGTCTGTGTAGTCTCGTCAACCCCTCCGATTATTTCATGGCGAGTGAAATAAGCACCAGCACCGCTGATGGTCGCATATTCATAGTTGGAGCTGTTTTTTGCTCTGGTTATAAGATTCACAAAGCCTTTTTCATAGACAGAGCTCTGCTGTGATTCCTTATGAACGCCTATCGCTGCGATGACCTCGTTATTGGAATTGTCCTTGTCGTTACGACAGAATAGTCCCCTGTCGGTAATGTTTATCCACCCGCTACCTATCGTCTGGTTATCCTCCTTGACGACAACCATGCCGTTCAACGTAGACATCTGGCCTCTCACAAATGCGTCGTTCTGATATGTCCTACCTGTCATGCCATCCAAAGCAAGCATTGGCATAAATAACACTCTAGTCAACGACCATGCGTTTGTTTCACCGCCTGCGGTAATTTCAATACTCGACGGTAGCGTCGGTTGGTACATTTCAAGATAGAAATAACCGCTCGTCTGAGGTCTAAACGTAAACGTTGACGATTCATAGTCCGACGTGCTTGGATAATGCACCGCATTCCAAGTGCCATTACTACCATTTGTGCTACGCAAACGGACGTAGACGTCATAAGAATTGCTATATCGCCTACCTTTACATTTAAACTTGTAAACACAATCTGAACGCAGATATACCGTCGCGATAGTCTTTGTGTTCTCTTGATTACCAATAACGACCTTATCGGTAGAGTCGCCAGACGTGACAACAATTGTTTCTCCTAACGGGTGTTCTTGGTCAAACAACGTATAACCTTTGATAGAGAAACTACTTGTGCCACTACTTGTAATGACCGTACCACCAATGTTTGCACTATTGTTGTACGTTGTACCGTCGATTTCTCCGTTCGTAGACAATTGCCAGTCGCCATTAAAGATAAACGAACCAAGGTGTGCATAACGTGCAAACATAACTTCCGACATAAAGAACTGTTGCTTGTTATACACCATCAAGTGCCAATTGGAATCATGCGATGAAGGATAGCCCATATCAGCCATAGAGTAGTATGTCGTGCTTGACGCGTTCGGTTCAAATACCCAATAATCGTTATTGTACAAGAAATATGGTGCTTCTTTGTCGTTCACATAGAACGATACGTCAGACGTATATGAGTATTCACCTGCGTTGTAATAGAAACGACCACCAACACGACCAACGGTAGGCTCTTTTGAAACCGCAATTGCACCATCCTTGACATATACTGTGATTTCTGCTGGCGCATCTGTAGTTCCCATACCGCTTTGCACTTGCACGGCTTGACCTTTAGGCAACCCTTTGTAGCCAATAAAGGCAAATGGAACACGATAAGCCGTTGTGTCGTTCAAGCCGATAGAACCAAAGTTGCCAAGAGCATCTATCAATTCTTGCGTCCATCGGACTGCATCCCAGCTTACAAGGCAAACGAAATAGTCCGATGTTATGATGTTAATAGCTGCTGCAAGGTTGGCACAAGCAGATTCGCCATAACCTACGGTTTCGCCATATACATCGTATGTCATTATAGATGAAATGGAAAGGTCTGAACGCAAAATTTTTATAAGCGTAAGACCACGTGACGTTATAGAACGCGAATCAAGAGTAGTGCCATTGAATGCTTCACAAAGTGCTGTTTGGTTATTGTTTTGACCAGTACCTTTTAAGTGGATATACATTGCGCTAGTACCTGCATTACCTGTATCTCCCTTGTCGCCTTTATCGCCCTTTCCTCCAGTATCACCTTTATCACCTTTTGCACCAGTATTACCATTTTTTAAAATGATAATTTCTTTCTTTGCAAGAAATGTCGTTGTAGAAAAAGAAGATGTGGAATAACAAAAGATAACAAGGGCATCGTTACCTGCTGAATATGTAGTTGGTAGGTTTATGGAACTTGTAGCACCACCACTATTGTAGCGTGTTAGCTGTGTTCCACTTTTCCAATACAACGACCAATAAAGCGATTCAGAAGAACGCGTAGAACCAACAATTTTATTGAATGAAGCGGTAGGCGTAGAGGAAAGTGTTGTGTCGGTAGAATCTGCTGGTATTCTCACACTTTCTATTGTCGGAACGACTTCGTAAAACGTGCCTCCAGTACCAGTATCTCCTTTTTCACCCTTGCCACCTTCATCAGAACCAATAAGTGCAACGGTCACTTGTGCCGTATAACTCTTTCCATTGTAAGAACCAGTTACGTTTAAGACAACGCCATTTGAAATACCACTAGACGTAGCACTTGTACTAATCGTAATCGTAACAGCATTAGTTGCAACACCAGTAACCGTAACGCCACTAGGTGCAGATTGGCGTGATACGGCAGTAACGCTTGCAGCGTGCGTTCCAACCTTCATCGAGAACGTAACGCTCTTGACCATTTCAGCTTTGACATTTCCGTTGTTGTCGCAAGGAACGGAAATCTTATCGGGTGTGGCAAAAGCCACTGGCGCATCGTCACCATCCTCACCAGTAAGTCGAATATAACGAGTGCTATCAATAACATAGTCTTGCAAAGCGTCATTCCACACTTTCTTTTGCACCCTAGACCAAAGGTAAGGTTTTGATGATGTAACCGCCAAAGGTGCATCTTGCCAATCGCTACTTGAAATATCTCTAGGTGCGGTAGTAGCACTTGATGTAGTCTTGTGTTGAGAAATGGCAAATGTATAATCCGTTTCGTCGCCACCTTCGCCAACTATTCTATGCCAGTCAGACCACACGTTTGAGTCGGTAGAGCGTGTACGCATGTACAAGTCACCGTCCTGCCATGTGTCGTGTATCTGACCAGCAGAAGGGTTGGCGTTGGGCGCGTATTGTGCAACAACGCTAACTGGGTCATCTACCGTGATGACCGTAAAAGAATTTGATATTGACCTTCTACCAGACATAACTTACTCTTATTTTTAGTTTGACTCTACGTGTGCCGCGATGACAATACCCGTCATGTTCTTTTTTCCGTAGACGGAACTTGCAGCAACACTGTAAGGAATAGTTATAGTAGCCACACCTGCCGACATTGGCAACGTGCGATAGCCACTTGAATCAGCATCGGGAATACCGCTACCGATAACCGAACGTCCGCTATCACCACTACCACCAATAATAAGTCCATCGCCATCAAGCAATTGCACCTTATAGCTATTGTACGTAGGATTGACCGTGCCACCGATTACCGTTGGGTCTTCGCGCCTACCTACCCAAATATCGAAACTTACGCTTTCGTTCTTTCTTAGGCTTGCTGCGTTACCATTCGCGCCATTGTACTGAATATACATAAACTCTGGGTCTTGCATATCGTCAACACTTGCGTATGCCGTGTCAAGCAAGTTGTTTGAACCATCATAGAACTCACAACGAATCGTAGCATGGTCAACAACCGTTTGCTCGGAAACTTGGAAAGCGTTTGCATACGTCGTGCCATCTACCGTGATATTCGTACCAGTAGTAGGCGTAACGCTATCATTAATATACCACTTTGTAGTAACGCCAGTGATAGCACCACCACTAGAATTGTAGATAGTACCATACATTGTGATAACTTGACCAGCCTCAACGATATTGCTTTCTCCATTGACAAAGCTAATAAGTCCGATGTTACCATTAGCGGTGATTGCAGAAATACGAATATGTGCTTCACAAGCAAAGTCGATACCGCTACCATTGATAACATAGCTACCTGCAAAGCGAATCATATCCACGTCAACGTTAGCGGAATTTGCAAGGTTTGCCTTGATTTTCAAAGCAGGCATATTCTTTGTCACATTGTTGTATGTGACAACGTGCGTAGTCTTTTCAAAGCGCGTATCGTCGTTAGCGATTTCAACGCCATTGTAGTACCACTTATAGCCACTTGCAGGCTCCACCAAGTCACCACCAGAAAGCAAGGTAAGATATATGACGGGTTGCTCGGCGGCTATCGTCCAGTCTGGGACAGCACTTGTGCCGTTCCACGCTTGCGACAAAGGCTTTGTGCTTGAAAGGTTGCCGTGTAAGGTCGTACCATCGTCAAGTGCCGTAACGTAAAATCTATTGCTAATCTGACTCATACTTTATTCCTCCTTGTTTTCTTGTTCAACATTTACTTCGTTTTCGTTTTCATCGTCGCCACCACCAAGGACTTCTTCGACGCTACCAGTATCTTCTGGCGATATTGTTTCCTCGCTTTCGCTTTCCGTTTCCTCTTGTTCGTCAACGACTACGTTTCTATTTTCGTCAAGACCTTCGTAGCCAAACTTGTAACCACCAAGCGCGATAAGGGTTTCGGCTTCGTTTTCAGTTATCTTTTCAACACCACTTAAGCCATTGATATATTCATCTGCCGTGAATCGTACACGCGACAAATCCTTGTTATCCAAAATCCAATGTTTGTTGTCTGCCGTACGATAACGTTCTGCGATAAGTCCGCTACGTATCGCAATATCCTCTGTAACCTTGTAAAATGCTATTTCCAATGCCATAACTATAATGTTTTAATATTGTTATTAATCTACGTAACGATGGACTACCGCAGCATCATTATGCGTAACGGCAACACCATTGTGTGTAACCTGTTCAAACGCTCCCAAAACATAGACGATAGGATATACTGCTGCGCTACCCGCCGAATTGGTGCTACCATTGACGTTTCGCAATGTTGCTGCATCCACACGAATACGCTCGCCCCATCCCAAATCGTATGTTGCCGATTGGTTGTTCTTGCGATATTTCCAATTGAAACGCAAATTCTCTGCTTTCTTTTGGTCTGTCAAAATGTTTTTACGCAAGTTTACAACGGTAGAGAAATCCAAATACTTTGTGTTAGAACGAATCGCAGCACCACCTTCGCTAATGACGTTGCAGTCAATATCGGGTATCTGCCAAAGAACGCTACGATAAACCTTGTCGGGATAAAGGTTTGCAGCACTTGAACTTTCCTTTGCACGCAATACCAACTTGATTTCCTCGCCATACATAGCGTCAACGGTCAACGTCGCCGTGTTTTGACCACTAACGTACCAAGGCATCGTGTTAGCCAAAACCTCCACCGTACCGCTAATAGCATACCATACAAAGTACACTTGGTTGGTGACATCGGTGTCGCCTTTCTTTGCCTTTGCCGTAAACGTAAACGTGCTTGTGTTATCTACAAGAGGGTTAAAGGAGCGCGTAGACGGATTGATGACATCAAGCGTAGGATAGATGATACCAGCATCGCGGTTCGTAGACAACGTTACGGTTTCTTCTACACTATGCGTCAACCCTGCGTCGCGTGGGTCAATATACGTCGCCATACAACGAATCTGAACGGCACGCGTATAACTAACATTCTTTTTGACCTTTAACGTATTGCCACTCTTGTAGTAGTCTACATTTTGACCATCGCTTGTACCTGTGATTTCGGTTTCTACGTACGTACCAGCGGAATCGTTATATTCACGCACATACCAACGTGGCGCGGCACTAAACGACGGCGTGTAAGACCTATTAGTGTCGGGGTCAAAAGCCGTAATCATCGGTGTAAGCGTCAATGGTGTAGTATGACGGTTAGGCGCATAAGCACCGCTATTGTCATAGTACCATTGCTCTAACTGCCCACTAGGTGAAAGGTAAAAAGAATCATCAAGAGGCGCAAGTTCGGTATTGATGACCGCTGGCTGTGATATGTTTAATCTTCTTCCCATATTCTATATTGTTATGATATAATTTGGTTGTCTACAATCCTAATGTTCTTACCATCGTTAACTTGAACGGTGAGCGTAAAGATAGCCTTATTCGATGATGACCAGTTGGTCGGCATATCATCGTTAGTAATGCTTATCTGCTTAACGCCCGTGTGTTGTGCATCCCATGTTCTATCGGCGTCCGTCTTTCCGCTTTCGCTTTCACGCGTCCACGACCAATTCTCTGCCGCAACATCGTTCGATATATCTACGTTTCCATAGAAAAGGTGTGGCGTTACGACTGTGTTCACATGCCCGCGACGGAAAGAATAGCCATTCGACGAAACAAACTCAATCGTCAAGTTATCATTACCGTCTACCAAACGCCAATAAGGACTATTCCATTTTGGTTCGTAGTAAGTGTCAACACCGCCACTCCTTACGGGCTGATGTTGCAAGCATTGCCAACGACCACCCATGTGTCTTACCTCGTGGATTTCGTATTGCAGCGTCGTTTCGTTATACTCGTTGTAGAAATATATACCAAGACCTGTAGTTGGCGTTTGCATCGTGCTACCGTCCACCCAATCACCGCAGAACACGTTAACTGGCACGGGTATTCCCTCGCGGCTTATCTTTACCATGCTCCCGATGACAACACCTTGTGCATAAAGCCAATCGGTATGTTCGCCAACTTCATCAAGAATTGCTCTTACATCTGGGTAGTTCTTAACGAACTCTGGCAATTCACCAATCGTTACGCCATAGTTGCCATTCTTAAGGATAGGTGCGTCAACGCCCGTGTACTTGACAACGCGACCATCCGTAGTGCTAATCATAAACATACGTTGGCGACGTATGATGCTAGCTTTTATGGTATCATAGTTTGGGTCATCGGGGTTGCTATAATCAACACACCCCCAACGCGCTATCGTCATCAATTCGCACGGCTCAAAGTTCTTTCCAGCAGGTGTGTAGTCATCGCCGTAAAGCACAACACGTATTTGGTTTACACCAAGCGTATTGTCTGTATTATGTGTAGCAATAACACGCATCCAAGACGTGTAGTAGGTATTGCTTCCATCAACCTCAACCGTTTGCCCTTGATAGTCACTAACGCCCGCTTGTTTTGCAGCAAGAGTGTTGATAATACCCTTGATGACATTGCCGTACATCTGGCCAGTAATGTAGCCTTGGTACTTTTCTTTCAAAGATAATACGTAAGATACACTTTGGTCGGTTTCGTCAACTACCCTATCTACGCGGTCTATTTGGTCGTTGTCGCTAAATACTGTGTCCCCCTCTTGTGCTTGCAAGCGGTTTACCAATAATTCAACGACTTCGAGAAATGAGCGTATTCTTGCACTTTCAAACTCGGCATTACCCAATTGGTCTATACGCCACCCACGTCCTGTATATAGTCCGCTTGTAAATTCTGGGCTACGTAATTCATCATGGAATATTGCGCTGCCTATTGAATCAAGACCCTGTTGGAAAGTGATACGGCCTTGGCAAACATCATCAACGACCTTGCTCAACTTTTCGTTGATAGCCTGTATAATGTTCTCGGAATAGTATTTCTGCAATTCAGAAACTTGCACACGCATACGGCTTACATCGTCCGTAACCTGTCCTATTTGGTTCAAGACAATCTCAACGTCATCGGTAAGCGTAATATCGTATGTTGGCAGTATTCCACTATACTTTATCGTTATCTGCTTAACATACAATGCCATTGGAAGTTCGCCTCCGTATTGGAAGCGCACAATGGTATTGTTGCGTATCTGTGAAAGAATGTTGGTGTGTGTTGCAAGGAAATACTCATCGAATTTCAACGGATATTCGTAATAATGCACGTTGTTTTCGCGCATATATTCCTTTGCAGCGTCATCAAGTCTTGCTTCGGCATTGGTAACATACGTTGTAGGCAAAGAAATACCAAGTATTACAAATTCGTCACCACTATGCGGTTGCTGATACGTGTTAGGCATCAACGTTCCGAAAGTGTCCAAGTCTTTCTTGACAACGAACGTTACCTGACCCAAATTTGTCTTTGGGTATTTTGTCAAGTCGCGTTGTTCTCCATCAGGCACAAAGTTGCCATCGGAATCGTAGAAGTTTTTCTTGTAGTCATCCCAATCAACGGCAATATCAAACGTACAGCCAATGCAAGCACCACTACGCATATTGATTTTCATTTCCTCGGTTATGCTTGCACAAGCATAGAGGTCGAAATCAAGTTGTGGCAAAGTCATCTTGAAATAACTCTGCTTGTAGTTGCCGTCATCATCAATATCATCAATCCATTCCGCTGTGGTTTCTGGTGCTACTTGTCCCTCTTTTAATGCTGCCAAATCATAGTTTACGTTATCGGAAACATATTTGACGTAGTAGAAATTTTCATCGGTTGTAACATCGCAAGAAAATGTGTAAGAACCACCTGTATTTGAATCGTGATAAGAATCAGCTCCGCTATTGACTGCGTTGTACAGTCCAAGAAGTGCTGCCTTTTCATTTTCGTTTTTAACCGTTGTAATCTTGTTGAGCAAAGAGCCGAGAAATGCGTTAACATACGTTATTTCCTTTACGCCAATATCTTCTGGAGCATTGTAAGGTATTGCGTCGGCAACTATTGATGTTTCGCCAAATTCGGGTTTAATGTCTTCAAATTGATGTATTTCTACTGATTCAGAACCTTCAACAACAGGATTGACATAGCTTCCGTCTGCATCGTAGTAGTCTACAAGTTCAATGGTTGGGTCAAAGTTTGGATTTAACGTGCCATCTGGCATGTATGGGCTTACCTTGTTGAACAAAGTTTCCCTGTACACAGACGGCATCAGAGTCTTGCGTGTAAACGGATGCTTGATGAGGTTGACATATTGTCCACCAAGAATACCCTTGTAGATTGGTAGTGAGCCTTCAGCAGACAAATCATTGTTGACGGTATATTTCCAAGTTTGGTCTCCAAACCATTGTATTTGAGGATAACCAAACGGAATATTGTTTTCACTACCATAACCTATAATACGTGTGACGATTTTGTTGTTCTTTGGTGTGCGTGAATTGTTCTTCAAGCCAACACCCTGTCCAAAGCGGAATATATAAGGCTCGTCTTGGTCATCAAGTATTTCGTTTGACGGAGTTCCAAACAATATCAAGAAACGCTTTCCTTGTGCGTAGCGTGCATCCGTAGAAGCAATTTGGTCTACAACAAAAGGTATCTCCCATGTTTCATAGGATGTCTTCAAGACTTCACTCACGTAGGTCTTGTCAAACGAAAGAGGCTCATCTGGAATCTTTGCGGCCTTTTGCCACATAGGGGTTTCCGTTACACCATCTTGCTCGTAGTGTTCTATATTTGTACCAACTATCCATTGTGTGCCTTGCAAATTCTTGTTCAACTTGGCAACCATATCGAAAAGATTGCCAATCCAATTGAACGTCTTGCTATTTGAAAGGTATTTCTGTTCGTCTGACGATACTGCAACATCCGTAAAAGGAAAATTGCTTACGGCACACATTGGATGGTAGAACACAAACGAATACTTCGTCATTCCACGAAGTTCTGAGTTGTCGGAAACAATACCTTCGCGTACAACCGTTGGGGGATTAACAAGAACAAACTTTACGGCTTCGCTGTCCTCGTTGCGTTTGTATTCTATATATTCCGACATCGTGACGGCAAGTGTATTGTCCCTGTAATACACGTCACCAGTAACCTTGTCACCAAGCGACATCACAACACTATCAAATGTAGCATTGTGTAATACAAGTCCATTGAACGGTGTGCCGTCAGCGTTATATATCTGGAATACAAGATTCCTTCCTATCGGAGTTGAAGCCATCTTACTACTTTTATGATTGCAAATATAATAACTAAAATCGAAAAACACATGGAAATCCAGAAAATTTTAGGAATTTTTGTCTTTTCAGTTACGTTTTTTTTATATTCCGTCACAACGCTATCGCGCCAACATGTGTCGTGTTTTTCTACAACTCTATCCCTCCACTTCGTCACCTCCTTGTATTTGGTGGCAAAGACCGTATCGCCTTTCTGGATGATAGAAAAGTACACGCTGTCAGTACTTTTTTCCACAAGTGTGTCGCGTACGGTGTTCGTGATGTAATGGTTAACATCCCTGTCACGATACTCAATCTTCGTTTTTGTAGCGCACGACGACATCAGTATCAGTGCAAGTGCAATTACTGCGATAACCTTTGTAATCTGGCCTGCACAACCATGACTTTCAACTACCTGTTCAAAAATCTTCTGCATATACTCTTCTCTTTTCATTTTTACCGCTTCTTTATATTGTTTGTGGAATCCAAATAATAAACCTCCTTTCCAATAAACATGTTTGCTTCCGCTACACGTCTACGTTTAAGTCCAAGAAGAGGCTTGTTACCTGCATTATGCCATTTAATCATCTGGTCTGTAATATCTGTGTCAGACGCTTTAGAAACAATCTTCTTGTACATGGTTGAAGATTTGAATTTTCCCTCACCAAGATTGAATATCCAAGAAACAAGTGCATCAAACTGATTTTGTGTAAAATTTACACCAATTCTATTCAACGCCTGTTCACACGGCTTCAAATCGTCCTTCAGAAAAGATTCTGCCTGCGACTGTGTGATGGACATGCCCATCTTGACGCCCTTTGTGTGACCATAGCCTATTGTTGGTATTCCGACTGAATCCCTATACGCATAAAGCTTACAGCCTTCAAATCCCTTGATAAGGTTTATTCCGTTTTGTGATGTAGTCATAAGTGTCATTCTATTTATCTTTTCTTGTTGTGAAACTATCATCATCCACAGGACTAAGAAATACCCTTGTGCGCTGTTGGCAGTTTGACTTCCCGCACATCATTTCAGTTACAAGTTCAAGCCGATGTTCAAGCGACTCTATCTTATTGTCCTGTGCAGTCAGTTTTCTATCATACTCCTTTATCTTCTCATCCTGTTCGCGTATCCTGTTTTCGTTCTCAGCAACACGTTTCCGTAATTGTTCGCATTCGACGCTTATCTCGGAGTTGTAGCGACGCAGCCTTTCGTTGTGACCCTCTATGTCTTGCAGCATCTGTTGATACATATCCTGCTCAGTAATGGTGGCATTAAGTTCTGTTTGGCGAGCCTCCGCACTCTCCTTGCGCTTTTTGGCCTTCCAATTTATGAACCACCCTCCACTACATATTAACGTGAGGATTGTTGTGATTGCGGTGTAAATCTCCATTCCATCCATGACTCACCTCCTTTCTTAGTTAACACCTGTCTTTGCCTTGTTGTCAACAATCTCGTCACTTCTGTTCACGCTGATACGTTGAGCCTTGTCAGTACCTTCATCAATATCAGACGCTCCTTGAGGGATAAGGGAGCCACGCTCCTCTATAATGCGGTCAACCTCGTCTGGGGCTGCGTCAGGAGACTTCTCTATAATAGTCTTCATAGACAGCCACTTGGCCTCCATTGCGAGGTTCGTAATCTTTGTATTGTTTGTCTCAAGCGACCAAGGAATAATCTTTGCACCGATTCTGAGTTTTGCATTCTTGTCTACGCCGTTATTTTCCAAGTCAAGCCCTTCCTGATGCAAGTAAACCATATCGTTGGCAAACTTTCTCCAGTCAAGAGCGGACTGTGTGGCGAGAGCGAAGTCGTTGGACATCGCAAGTGCAATACCGTTTCCTCCACTATTGGTCATCGAAATATCCTTTGGAGTGATGAACGTCGTAGAACTGAACAGAGATATCTTCTCTTCCAGTGTTTTCAGGTAGTCGTTCATCGTGGTTGGCTCTGGGAACTTGAGCACGTCTGCTGATTGCTTTCCGTTTTGTGTGTCGCTTGACAAGTTTATGATAAGCGTGCTTGAATCGCGCTTGAACGAATCCTTGTCCATGTCGCCAGTAAAGACAAGCGCAAACGTACCAAAACGCTTCAGTGCAATGTTGTTGATGTTTGTCATCAGCTCCCACATCTCACAGGTTGACTCTGCGTACTCCCAAGCAACAGGGCCTCTATGCAAGAGAAGTGGACAGCGTGAAAATCCATGGAGCTCACTCTGTACCTCCCAACCATCATCACCCTGTACACACCTGTAGTGTTTCTGGTTGTCGTATGTATCAATGACTGTCTTGTTGTCAATCTGGTATGCAATACTCCTAGCAACCTCATAACCGTATTCGTCATAATTTGGGATAAGCTGGTATCCGTCTTCATAAGAATATGTCGTTACAATGGTTTGGCCAGCAGTCTTGTCAAAACTAAACAAGAGACCGCAGTTTCCAACCATCTTACATGCATTTACGGCCTTGGAGAAATACCACTCCATATTTCGGTTACTCCACTCTTCCTTGACATTCTCAAACAGTTTGATACCACCCTGCTCTGCATCTGCCTTGCCAAGATTAAACTCAAACGGGTTTGATGTAAGAGAACGGACGTGCGCGCTGTGAATAAGCTTCTGGAAAGAGCACGTCTGTGTCATATCCATCATTCCAAGGTTAAGCGGTTGCCCGTCAATATTAACCTTGATATGCGGTATAGACTTGTTAAGTAGTATATTGTGAAGAGACGGCTTGTACTCTGTGATGTATGTATCCTGAGAGATGGGCAGAAGGTCTAGGCTACAGAAACCCGTGTCTATCATCGTGTTGTTCAGGATAGGTTCAAGCTCCCAGCCGTGCTCGTTCATCTTACCGCCTCTCGTAAAAGGCTTCATCATGAGCAGTCTGTTCGGCTCTTCCATATACCAATTGATGTTCTTTAATCTAATCATCTTATATAGTACTTAATATGTTTAATATTTCACTTGCATTCCGTATCTTCTTGACACGATGGATTCTTGTATCCACATCTTCCTGACCGTTGACGTGCAACATGGCAAGCATGTCGTCAGCCTGCATCTTCCGTCTCATGATACCTGCATCATCACGCAGCATGTTGTAGCATGTGTGATAAAGTCCTCCGCAGAGCATGATGACGTTATCAAACAGGTCAGGAGACATACCCTTGAGAATGGAGTGCTGCTTTTCCTTGTCAAGCATTGTGATACGTCCGTTCGGCGTCTTGTTGAATTGGAATATAACGCTTTCGAACTTCATGTGCTTGAGGATGGTTGTAGCACCCTCACGCTTCATATTCTGATGTACATAGCGCATGTCCGCAAGGCTTGGGTCGTAATGGATAAGACCGCTTTGTATCATTTCCATTGCCAGATGGGCAGCTTCGTCTTTCTTGGTCTTATACTGAGCCTTGCTTCGTTCCGTTGGCTGGGAAGCACCAGCAAAGTTGATGGCCCGAGGGAAGCAGTCTTTAAGGAATCCGAATCCTTGTACGTCGATAATCATTTCCCTCTCCTCCAGATTGTGTTTGTCCTTGAAGTCAATCATCATCATGACGGCCTCCCTGTTCGTGTTCTTCATGCAGAACTTAATGTCCTTGCATACAAACCCGAAATGCTCCCACAGCTCCCAGTATTTCATCGCTAGGTTATCAAAACCAGTGGTTGCCATATCAACAGTCATGAATCTCTTTATGCATGTACTGCCGAGTGGTGGCTCCATCGGTCTGAACATTCGCTCTATATCTGTTGTGTTGAGCTGAACGTTCATATTTATATTGTCTTCAAGCGTCTCATCCGTCAGCGAGTAGTTCCAGTTGGCTGCATAAGAAGACTGTGCTGTTGTTGAGTTTGCGGCAAAGCCCCTGTAAGACTTATTCTTTGACAGCATTTTCTTATTATCCCTGACGTCAAACGTAAAGAATGCCATAGAAAGAATAAAGTCCTCGTAAGACATGTCTGGGTCAACTGCCAGACGCTTGTCAATCTCTGCTTTTCCTTTTTTGTATACCTCTTTCTTTGTCCTACCCCAAATGGCTTTTTCATAATCGCCGTCTGGCATGAAGAAGAACATTACAACACCATCCATCTTCTTGTCTACGGTTCCGTCGTCATTAATCCATCCGCCTCCGTGTTCACCCTTGCCGCACATCTTCCGCATGAAGCATTCGCGTTCAGGGTTCTGTGCGAGGAAGACCTGAGCCTTTCCATCTGCATCGCTTCGAAGACGTGGGAAGAATGCGGATATTGTTCTCCACATGAACTTATTACACTCGTCGAAAATAAGAATCTTCGCCTGCAGACCCTTCGTAATCTTATCAATCACGATTGGACTTTCATTATCCAGCTGCTGAAACTTAATCTCGGAGCCGTTGCAGAGTTTCATACCCATATCCCTTTCACCTCTAACGACCTCTCCGATTGGGTCGTGAGGCTGCTTCTTGACTGCCCTGTCTATAAGCGGATACATTTTCTTGAGTGTATCGTTCACTTTACCTGCGCCCCAGAAGTCTGAGATATTACGCATAAAGCAAACGGTTTTTGCGTTGTCGTTCATGGCAAGATACTCTATGGGGGCGTAATAAAGCGCGACGCTCTTACCTCCGCCCGTATTCCCAGTAAAGCATACGATGTCCGCGTTGGAACGAATGGCATATTTCTGGTTGCCATCCTCCAACGGAGCAAGTACGAAATCGTTTCTCTTTCTGGCCATAAAGCTGATGTTTTTAGAAATTTCTCGCTGCAAAGTTATGGTTAAAACTTTTCGTTTTAAAGTACTTCACCGATTATGTACTGGATTTTGCGACCATTGTGAGTACTTTTATCGTATAGTATTTGGGTGTATTTTGTACATCTTACTATTTTTGCACCGAAACATTTTTTCACCTTATTAAAAATAGTAGAGAGCTATGACAAAAGAAGAAGTTTTGCAGAGAGCAAACGACTATTGTAACGAGAGAAGTTACGACAAAGAGACTCTGACCGATGAGTTCAAGGACAAATTTGCTGAGTTTTTTGCCAAGAGGCATGAGAGCGCAGGTATCGACGATGAAGGTATCCTTGACGAAATCAAGTTCAACCTTGACACAGCCAAGAGCGCAGCAGCCAAAGGCATCACACTTAAGCAGACTGGGTTCAACTCGAAAGAGAGCGAGTACAAGAACAAAATCACAGAGCTTGAAAACAAAATTGCAGGTATCCAAAAACCTCCAAAGCCGCAAGAGCATCAGTTTGAGCTTCCTCAGGATGTTAAGGACAGGCTTGAGCGACTGGAGCAGTTCGAAAAAGAACAGTCTAAGCAAGAGAAGCGAAAGACTATAATGGAGCTGGCAAAAAAAAGTGTCAGGGAAGATTATCACAGTTCGTTTGCAGAATATGCAGCAGACTTTGAGGTTGACCTGACCAAGGATGACAAGGAACAAGCTGACGCTCTTGTCGCTAAGTACCAAAAGGTAATGAGACCGACCATAGGCGATATCAAACCTCTTGCACCAGTACAGGTACAGAAGAGAGATGAGGAGGCCTTGTCGTCCATCCCGAAGGTAAAAGTATGTTAAACTCTTAATTTTTTTTATTTATTATGGTAACGAATTTAGCTTATTTCTACGAAACCTCCAAGAAACTTCGCGGAGGCAAGTGGGTGTGGGTTAAAGACAGTAACGGCGAGCAGCGCGGTAACGTGCTTCTTGGCGGTACTATCCTGAATGCCAAGAAGGGCTTCGACCACCTGTATGCAGCACAGCTCGTACAGTACACCCCTGCAGAAGGTTGCCTGATTTTCCGTTCTTTCAAGACGAAGACGGACACCGCTGCTAATGCTACTACCGTTGTCATTGAAGGCGACGGTTACTCTGACGCTCCAGAGGTCGGAATGTATCTGATGGTTGCTCCTGATTCTCTGACTGTTGAAACTCTTGAAGCAGACACAACGACAGGTGAGGTTACAAAGACAGTTGCAGACTATACGGGAACCTACGCAAAGGTTACTGCTGTCGTCTATGACGAAGCTAACGAGAAGTTCACTCTGACTATTGAGAACGCTCTCGCTTCTGCAAAGATTGACGCAGGTACAATCCTTGTTGAAGCCGATGCAGCCGCAGACGTAGCCTTGGATAATCCTACTGGTGTTTGTGGCGTACTGGTTCCGAACCCCAATACGTTCATCGAGGCTGACCGCGACCTGATGCCTACCGAAGGCTATGGTATCAAGCCCGACACTGCGAACTACTCTATCTCTACCGTCTACAACAAGCAGGCTTGGATTGCACGTATGCAGCCGCTGCCCAAGTACGTTCTCGCAAAGAACAAGTCGTACATTGACGGTATCTTCTGGATGTAATCATAACATAAAGAAAGGATACAACTATGGCACAAGCAATGAAATATCAGTGGTCGCCCGAAGAGGCGATTGAAAAGCTTTACCAAAAAGGCTTTATGGATGGTACTAACAGGGGTTTCCTGCAGACTCTGATTGACAACACAATCGAGATTGAGGAGAATACGTTCTTCTGGCAGGAGCACTTCCGTGTCGACAGCTCGGAGTATACCATCGACCTTGCTGACCTGAAGAAGAATCCTGCTTGGACTGTTCGTCAGAAGATTAATCGTACCGTGCCTATGGCCGATGCAATGGCTCCTCTGGCAGAGACCATGCAGCTCGACGCTGAAGGAGGTGAGGAGTACACTGGCTCTATCTACCAGTATGGTAAGGGCCTGTTCGAAACCTCTATGTCTAAGGAGGAGTTGAAGGCTCGTCTGGCCGCTCTCGGCCCCGATGAGAATCTGGTAACTGGCTTCGTACGTGGCGTTGCCGACCTGATTAAGACCCACAACCTCCGTGCGTCTAACATGGCAGCTATGACTCTGTCTCGCGGCGGTGAGTACGGCAACCAGATTGCTCTCACCAAGGTTGGTGGCGGTACTGCTACCACTCAGGGTTTCAGCGGCGTCAAGACCCACCAGAATGCATACATTCCTCTTGCTAACTACAAGAAGGCTGGTGCTAAGGTTTGGACTGACCCGACCTGTGACATCCCTGAGCAGATGATGAAGATTGAGTACGACTTCAAGGAGGCCAATCTTCTTCCCGACGAGACCCCGTTTGAGTGGAATATTCCTTGGGATATGATGGTCACCGTTCTCATCAAGAACGCTGCCTTCATCAAGGAGGTCAACCGCTACCTTGCCCTCGGTGCTCCCGACAAGGTTATCATCGTGAACAACGGCCAGTCTACCACCGACGTTGGTTCTATCACCGTAGACCAGCTTGTAGCTTACAGCCGTTGGGAGTTGTCTAAGATTTCGCCTATCCGTATCGTGCGCGAGCAGCAGCAGGTACAGGGAATGACCACCTACCATACCGTAAAGGGTTGGAAGGCTGGCGTCGCAGTTCTCCGTCCGCGTGGATTTGCAGGTGTACTCGTACACGCTCAGGTTCCAGACGTAGAGCTCATGCGCTCTGGCGAGGTCAACGACACCATCAGCTTCTCTCTGGCTAAGGTTCAGAGCTTCCTGAACGTCATCAATAAGATTGTTCCTAACGGAATGCTGAAGTCTTATCACACTGACGTTCTCGGACGCTACGCAACTGTACTGGACGAGTCCCTGTATCACGTATGCGTTGACACGACTACGGCAGACGAATAATCGAATTGTTTTAGGTAATTGTTTTTGGTTTTAGATTGAGATAACGATGACGGTACTTGAATGGCTTAAGAAAAAGACACGTTATAGTTTCACCGAGGGCAACTTCGAGGTTATCGCCCTTGATAGGGGTGTTCAACCAATGGATGACGTGTACGGCGCGAACGTAACAAAGCGAATACGCGACCTTATGGAAGCTGACATCATTTTTACAGCCGTACTTCTTTCGCCATCAAATACCGCATCGTTGTCACAGTCTCATAATGGTTATCAAAAGACCATCGGACAGGAACAGGACTTTTACCAGAACGACAAGATTAAGTATGCCATAGGCATCTATCAGAAATACGGAGACGACAAGGCGGACATCCTGATGAACATGCAGAAGAAAATCCGCTTTATTCCAATCGAAGATGTAGACTCATTGTAACATGAAGCGTGACGAGATTCTTGAATATCCCTACACTGGAACTATCATCCGCGTAATCCAAGGGAAGGGGAGTAAACCTGACACTGAAGTTATCCTGTACGACGGTGTTATGGACGAACACATGGTAACGGACGAAGAGGGCCGTACCCTGCAGACGTCATCATACATCATCAGTATCCCACTGACCAAGGACGAAGAAGGACAATGGATAGTGCCTCGCAAGGGTGACAAAGTCACTATCACGCGCTATGGCGAGACGTTCAAGCTCACTGTGGATAACGCTGACCCGTCACAGTTAGGTGGCGTCAGCATCTATGCAACTCGAAACAGCTGGTAATATGAATAAAAGCAGGGTGACAGGGTTTAACCCAAAACAACTTACTGAACAGCTTATGGCAAATGCTGTCGCTGAACAGACGCGTCGCCTTGTGGAGTACGCTAAAAAGGAGATTATCCGTATTGGTGACATGATTCAGACGTACAACAGTGCTAACCACATGGACAGGACAGGTAACCTGTTAAATAGTCTTTGTTGGGGTGTGACTTATGACGGAAAGATGTCTGAATGCGGATTCTACCGTGCTGAAAGAGTCAACATTCGACTTAACAGGTGGAATCAGATACAAGGAATGGGACACAAAGACTCGTACGGTTCTTTTCTCCATGAATGGAGTGAACAGATGGGCGAGTCTGTTAACGGAAGAACGATGGCTGAAGAATTTCTCCTCTCAAGACACGGTAAACGTGGAAAGTGGACAGTATTCTTTGCAATCCTAGCTCCGTACTGGGGTTATTGGGAAAGCGGATTCACTTTGCGAGGAGGTGGAGGCGACTCTGGTATTCCAAGGCATTCTCGCTTCATGCAGTTCCAAGTGATGTCACATGTGTTTGATGACGTAAGATTAGCACTTAAACCTGCAGAAACACATCTCACAGTTTATGTTCCAAAGTATTCCTACAAAGCAAACAGCTCGAAGGGTAAGAAATACAAGAACAGTAGATTTGTTCCAAAACTGTAACGATTATGATTGACGATTCAAGAATAGGCATATACGAGTACGTTGAAAGTATCATGGAAAGTGTTACTGAAAACGTCTACCTGATGAACGAACCTCAGGAGCTCACAACGAGCGACACGGAGGAAGGTTTCATTGTCATCCTTGTCGGTGACTTTGTTGATGCCAGCGAGTTCAAGGGTAACGCCTACGCAGCAGCAAGGGTGTTCGTACAATGCTATATTCCGCCAATTACCAGAGGACGTTTGAATAAAGAGCTTTACAAGAAGTTCGAGGATGACGTCAATGCCGCTATAAGCCTTGCAAGCACAAGCGACAACACTGGGAAATACTGGATTGACGAGGAAAGCTTCATATCCGCAGACATGGGCGAGGATGACAACGCCAACAACGCTTACTATATGTTCGTAAAGTCGTTCGTAGTCATGGTAGGTGACGAAGGACAATAACAATTTTAATAACTAAAAAAAATAAGAAAGGATTTTATTATGGGAAAGACAACTGTAAAAGCCGTAAGTCTTAAGTACGGTACTACTGGAAGCACTGCTTCTACAGCTCTTATGGGTGTTCTGAAGGGCCTGACTATCGGTCAGGATGAACCAGACGCAACCGAGATTGAGGCCGAGTTCTACGACAGCCCGTTTGACATCTTCTACGACGGTAACCCCGTTACCATGACGTTTGAGTTGGCAAATTACGACCTGTCTGAGCTTCCTGCATTGTTCGGTGGTTCGTACGACAGTACGAGCAACACTTACGAAGCCGCAGCCAACGCATACACCAGTGAGCATTCTTGGCAGCTTGACTTCGGACGTGGACATCAGGCTCTGTACATCTACAAGGGTCTGACTATCGGAACCATCAAGAAGGACGCAGACGGTGCATTGAAC